TACGATGGCGTCGATGAACCCGATGAAGAGCCAGTAGGTGTAGTCAACAGCTAACTCATACTCTACATCGATCACCTCGAACTTGTCAACTGAAGGTGCCCAACGTTCGTACTGCTCGATCATTCGCATGGCTAGGATAGCATAGTCTTGGATCGGCTGGGGGAAGTCTCCGTATAGATCCTCCTTGATAGTCTTCGCTCGATCGATAATGGCGTCGAGAAGAGCAGACTTGGCGCTGGATAGCATATCGGTTGTTTCAGGGGCAGCTTGCGGACCGTAGTACGCAGCCAGCGCCTCGTGCATCACTGATCCAAGGAACAGGTGCTTGCTTGGGTGCCGTGATCGTAGGTGCTCACCGTTCCTCGATTGCCACTGCCACTTCTGCCGGCAGGAGAGGAATGTTCTGATGTCGGAGACGGAGATGACTGTTCTATTCATCGTCCAGCTTCGTCTCTTCGTACAACGCAGCAGCATTGTCGATCTCTTCCTGTGACAACTCTGCTGGTTTTATCTCATCGCCGAGGATAGCCATCATCTCTCTACGGGTTGCGTCGTCTACGTCTGGCATGATGTCCTCCGGCTTACGTCCGTATACCTTGCCCATGTCGGCCAGCTTCTCAAACAGTTGTTCAGCAGTTACCTTGCGTGCCGCCTTTCTCTCTGGGTCTCCTGAGTCCTCGTCTGGTGTGGTCTTTATCTGTGCCCTTCTCTGTGCCCTTTCATCCTGCTCCTCCTCCAGGCCCTTGGCATTTAGGCGGCCCCATTCATCATCTTCGGCGATACACAAGTCGTAGCACCTGCCTGTTTCTGCATCTCTTGCTCGTCGCTGCTCCTCCCGATGGGTGTCTCTCACAGCTTCTACCTCCTCAAACCGCCTATCTGCATGGGCCGGCTTCTCGTCCATTTCTTCGTCTGGTATGCCATGTGCTATCCGAAACGAGATCTCGTGAGCATCGGTGGCCATGTCTTGTAGGCACATGCCTACCTCTTCCAGAACCTTTGGGTTAGCCCTGTACACAACGTCCCTCGATGTGATATCCGTGCGAATCAGTAGCCCGGCCTCAACCATACCCTTCAGGTGCTTGTACACACCCATCGGCTTTCCGAGGGCAAGGCAGATCTCCTCGTGTGACATCTGTCTCTTACACAGGAGCAGGAGAACTTGGAATCGCCGCTCCTGTCCCATCAAGCGCAGCAGCTTCATATCTCTAGTTTGGTTGCTATCGAGCATCTATCGCCTCCTTACGACTTGTTCGATCAGACGATGCATCTCAGTACCTGGCTTGGCTTCTTTGGCCACTCCGCCCTCCGTGTACACGTATGTGGTGCCGTTTTCTTCTTCTTCCTCACTCTCCTCGCTTTCCTCTCCAAGGATCAGATCCATGATCTCCTTTGTCGTAGCAATGGGCATAGGCGGTGGGGGCCTTGGTTCGTTGAGTACCATCTTGAGCCAAAGAGAAAGCAGAGCCAGTCCAAAGATGGCGCCCACAAATGCGGCTGCGCACATCATTTCTCAGTTCCCGGATCGAATGTAGTGATTGAGGATTGTCTTCCACCGACTCACTGGGTTCAATGAGATGACCTCTTCCTCATATTTGAACCCCTGCTCTGTAGCGTGCAACTCTTCATCGATGAAGAATGACACTATACGAGTGACTGAGCATCCGAGATACTTACTTAGATCCTTGAGATACTCATACAGTCCTGTATCCACCTCGATGCAGGAAACTTTGCTCTTTTCCGCTGTGTTGCTTAGGGCAACAGCAAAGTCTTCGCTTCGAAGTATCGATTCTATCTCGGCTGTTGGCACAGTGCTGAGAGCTGTCCGGACGTAGTCAGAAACAGACAGTCTCTCATCTGTCTCGTCAGCCAATAGCCTACATCTAGCGCTAACCTTGTCTCTAGTCGTCTTGTACAGGCCAATTGACCTCCTACTTCTGGAGGGGTATCTGATCAGGCTCTTGATCCCTGGGATTGTCTCAGGCATCGTCGCCAACACAGGTAGACAGTCTAGTAGAACGGCTGTGGCTACAGATCCCTTCTTACATCTCAGAATCCGACTGATATTAGAGGCTGTCTGAGATGCAATATGGCTGATTGACAGGGTAGCAAGATGGGAGATGGGTATGAGATCCAGTCTATGTAGCCAATCCGCAGACTGCTCGTTGATTGAGTGGTTATGACGATGGATCAGCAGCGAAGCAACGCTGGTGTGCCTAATACCAAGCTCCTGACACAGCTTCTTTAGCCGGTGCAGGGGGGCTCTTTCTACAATTACTCTTGCCATTCTTGTGGTGTCCCTGTATCCATCTTGGTATTCGGACGAGACCTCCATACTCAGAAGAATACCATACTCTTCTGAGGTCAGTCGAGGGTCTGACATTGTGCCTGATAAAGCGAGTCCAGATCTATCACCATGACATCACTCCTCGATGCTGTCCTGAAGATCGTGACTCCACTCTTATCCCTCTCCGGTACCCTGACTGACACCTTTTTGAGGGACGGGTTCAGCGCTGTTACTGCATCTCGAGGCTCTTTGCATATGGCTTTTACAATGCCGGATCGCTTAAGCAGGGTTCCTCCTGACTTCACCATGACAGCTATGTAGACTTTGTCAACGACTGTCACTCTTTAATGTACCTCCAGATTCTGTGTGCTTCATCTGTGGCTCTCTGTCTCATCTCTTGCTCCCTTTGGGCGATCCAGAAGGTATCTCTCATTGGGCCATACCTCAACCACCCGAGAACGTACTCTGCTGACTCTTTTGACTTGTCAATCCCAAACATGAGGAGGAGAGAGCAGGCAAACAGATCCGCTTTGATCTCCGATGCCGATACCAGATCGTTTCGCGGATTGGAGATGATGTGTCCAAGCTCATGAGCAAGCGAGTAGCACATGTCGGAAGTATCTCTTCGTCTCACTGCCACTAGGAAATCGCTGCGAAGTAACCTTGCCTCCGCGTAATCTGGGATTCTCGGGTCATCCACTGACGTCCCATATCCCAGCTTGCTTAGGGATTTTACTATCCCCGAGAAGAGCATCTCCACTGAAGTCAGGCTCATCTGTTCCGTCTTCGTTGCCTTGTACTCTGCTTGGTTGTTCATCTGCCTCTTGAGCATCCTGTGCAAATGCGAGGAACCTGTTTTCCCACGCTTTTGCTCTCTCTAGTACCTCACGTTTGTCTCCTCCACTCATCTGTATAATGGAGCATAGTGCTCCAACAAGACCGAGTGCTTCTGCTAGAATTTCCTCTGGCTCTGTGGACTCTACCATCCACTCCTTTGGATCTAAGATACGTAAGTAGGTCAGACTTTCTTGCATAGCAGGCACCTTGGAAGATAGCACAGCCTCAACAGCCGCTGCTTTCGTTTCGGCTTCGACAAGAATGTTTCTTTGCCACACTTCCAAGATGCCTACTCTATACATCGTTTGTTTGTTTCAATCCCCATCCACCCGCAGAGGCGGATGCAACTTCTCCAAACTCCCAAGATGCCTGCCACTCAAGAGAGTCTCACCTTCCTCGATCGGGCTACTTACTGCGTCGACCTGCTTTGGTAGTAGGTTTCTCTTCTGTCGGAGACTCGTCTTCCTTGCTTGGGGCGGATATGTTGACCACATTCGTGACCGGCACAGCATCCTCGATGGCCGCCCCAAAAACAGGAGCGACCTCCCCTGGAGAATTGGGCTCTGTGTCAAGCAGGGCGCAGATCTTGTCTGCCTGTCTGATCGATGCTGACATCTTTTCCAGCCGGTTGAGGGTGTATGTTCGTTGCTTGGACGTAGTCTCGAAAATATCCGCTCTTATGATCTTGGCTATCTCGGTGGCGAGCGCCTTGTGTCCTGCCTGAAACTCACTCAGCTTCATCTGTTGTACCTTTCTTCTTATCTTCTGATTTTAGGAACGCCTGAATGCTGTCGAGTGTTGTCATCACTTCTTCCGTGTCATCTTCCCCCTTATCTTCTAGGTCCAAGGTAAGGCTGTCCATTGCAGCATCGTTAAGGGATGCCAGATAGAACAGCCACAGAGTGGCTGTCATTTGAACGAACCTTCTGTTTGGTCCTGCTAGTATCCAGCTGATTTCTTTGGACTGACTGATGCATACCTGTGCTGATCCACCAGGAAATAGCTGAGCTACTGCCCTTGGAAACTCAACCACCTCCCCATCAACCAGTACGTGAGACGTTACGCAGGTGATAGGCGCACCAAACTCCAATCCACCACGAGACCTTTTCCAGAAGATTTGTATGTCGGGCATGTCGTATCCCAATGTCACCTCCGCCTGTCGCTTTCTTGATAGTATCATACTTCAACCGCGCTGTCAAGCGGCTTAATGGTTTGCTCCCGCGTCAGTCAGAATCCTTTGAATCTTTCTATCAAGATGTAGTGATTGTCCCATGTCTCCTCACATCGAGTGCACTGCATGTTTTGTAGGATGCCGTCTTCCAGTATCTGTGGGTCATCTCCTCCTGTGTGTGGACAGCCACAGTATGGACAAAGGAATCGCCCGTCGTCGGCGCATATCATCTTGATCTTTTCCAGTTCTGTGGAAGAGAGTGAGCCATGCTCATGGTTATGTGTCATCATCCTATGTGCTTCTCTGCCCAGGAGTGGCACGTCGACCTCTCCTCCTACCTTCGACGCCTCCAACACCAGATTCAACACGTACATCCCAGCTCTGACCGCTGCAATCTCTTTTCTTAGAATTCCCCACTTGATAGCCATGCGATTCTCCTTTTTTCACTGGACATTCAGGCGTGTATATGCTTTGCTGTGCCTTCCTTCACCAGTGCGTATCCTCACAAGATCGTGCTCAGCTCAGCCTGCGCGAACGATACCCTATCGTGCCTATGCAGGCTGCTTGATCCTCCGCATTTCGTGCCATCCCTGCCCCGCCTTTGCCCCGACGATGCTCCACCTTGATGAGCCGATGCAACACCGTCCTCGCCTTGAGACGCTGTTGCGTTCCCTACCGCACCTGGAGACGCCTTTGCTGCACACTCGTCACCTCAATACGCCTTTGCTGCTCCTAGCACCTCTTCTGCCGTTGCCATGCATCCCTCTGCTACCCTCGCCAAAGCACATCAAGGCTATCAATGCCAAAGCCACGCTATCTATGCCGCAGCTGAACTTGACATGGCCGCCGCAGCGAGCTACGATCGAGGCTTTTGCCTTTCCTAGCGCCTCTGGTCGACCAATGCCCTAGCTGGGTTCTGGAGTGAGCCTCTTCATCTCATACGTGAACTGGCCCCACCCAGCATTTCTCCAAGAACCTAATCCATGTCTCCTACCATAGCTCAGCCATTCGTGCAGCAGTTCCTCGTGGAGGGGTGTCTTCTTGGTTGTCTCACGCCAAAGCTTGGGTACCTTGCCCACGATGATCATCTTGAATGTCAGTTCTGTCCCTGGTGGAAGCACTTCGGATCTAGCCAAGGCCACGCGGGGTCCCTTAGCCGTTTCTGCTCTCAGTGGACGAACGCAAACCACCTGTCCTGTTGTCTTATCTATGTACGTAGTCAGGTTCTTGATTTCGTTGTCTGCTGGATGGAGAGGGATGATCTGGGGTTCGATGAAGATGAGAGTGTCGATGCGTTTCTTGTATGCTCGCACTTTGGACGAGAATGTGCCACCCACTACCCACAAGGCTCCGCAAGCACTCTTGAAGAAACCTTTCATAACGTGGCTGTGGATACCAGGCAGATCCCCAACACGTAGGAACACAGTGGTGCGGTCTGTCTTGTCACCCTCTTCCTCGTCGTATGGCAGAGCAGCAATCTCTGCACGAGCTTCAGGTGTACTGGAGTCTATCTCGTCTTGCAAGTGCTCCGCGTAGATGCCGGGATCGTTTGGGCAGGACCCGAACATAGTTGTCAACGTCGTCAGATGTACCTGGAACTCGGTCTCGATAAACATGTGGACCCTCCTGTGGTCACGAAAAAGGATACGTCACTGAGCTCTGTTATCTACTCATTCTGTCCCTTAGCTCCTTTTTCTCATATGACATTCAGCAAGGCAAACTCCTTGAAATGCTGGAGAGCGGCCTTGTTGTACTCCTGGGCCGCTCTCACTTCATCAACAAAGAGGCCAAGATACTTCCGCTTCCCCTCCACGAGAATAGCGGCGTGCCATTTTCTAGCTGCCTTGTGCCAGTACACTCCCTTGAACCTGGACGAGCAGCCCTCCTGTGGGCGCTGATTGGCTGCGTTCTGCGATCTCGTGCAGGGACGCAGGTTCACTCTCTGATTGTTCAGCGTGTCGTGATCCTTATAATCTACATACGTTCCTGCTGGAGCATACATGATCTGGCGGTGCATGTAGATGGCCTTCTGCCCTTCCCCCTCACTTACGAGAGAATTTCGCTTCGCTTTAGGCCCACTACGCTGGAGGTCCACGTGCCATTTGTACTTAGATAGCTCCTCATAGTCATCATCGTCTACCAGAGCCACGTAGCCCTGTGTCAATGGGATCTCTTTCACATCGACTTGCCTTCTTTTGTACGAGCTCCTTACCCAAACGCCAGGCACAAAACGCTTTGTGTTCGTGGGCAGTCCGACCAGATACGTCAAGGATGAGTGCACCGCAATAGATACACTTCGCTATTCCTGTGCGCTCATCTGGCTGGGTTGCCACCCGGTTAGTGAGGCTTTCTACGATGTCCAAAAGTAACACTGAATGAGTACCCCCATTGTATCGCTTTTTGGCTGTCGTGTCAACACTAGGCAGTTTCCTGCATGCATTCGACTTCTTGGTCCCACCACTCTGAACAGTGCTTCACCTGCTCTGTCCAGTAGTCATTGATGTACTCCAGGATGAGCAGCAGCTTGCGCATGGCATGGTATCTACTGAGGTTGGTCTGGTCTTCACAGTAGAACGGCAGCAACTCTTCGATCGCTGTGTCTCCGTCGAGTCCAGAATACTCGGTCATAATTCCATATCCCTCGACGACCCACTCTGTAGGAGCGATAGTTGCTCCGCCCCTTCCATATTGCCTGAAAGTGAGGTCGATGCCAAACTTTCCCTTCATTCTGTATGACAGGTCGACAAGTAGGATGTGCTCCACGTAGTTGGCTAGCCGCCCATCAAACCGATTGTCGATCTCCTCTCCATAGTAGTTCATGGTGGGTAGCATGCTCGACAGACTAGCGTTGTGATGCATGAGGTCAGCCTGCTCGTTGAGCAAACCTTTCAGTTCCTTCATCGTTGGGTGAGATGGATTCTCCATATGTGGGGCTTTCCTCCTGTCCCAACCAAGTCGCCTCTCCAATGACCAGGGGCTACTCATCTGATACCTTCTTCACGTGGATCACTACGTTTGTTCCCCCGTATGAACCGACTCTGAACGATTCACTTAGCTCATAGGTACCACCCATGTCTTTGGCTACCAGGGCTAGGAAATCCTGTGTCCATTCCTCGAGATCCTCTCCGTCTGGCTTGGGCATCGAGGCAATGGGGACGACGGTAACAAGGGTACCCGGCACGTTGGTAGTTTTGAAGTGGTGTGTTTGAAATCCTGGCGAGAACTCTAGTGCGCTGCTCATTCTTCTTTCGGGTCCTTGTGAGTATCCTGATATGCGAATGCGTCGAATGTGTCCCACACAAACGAGTATGTGACGGGGCCAGTGGGCTGATTGGCCTTCTGGAAATGCTCCTCACAGAGGCCAATGGTTGCCTGTGCTCCTGGAGCACTAACGATGATCGTGTTGGGGACAGTCGTGCATCCCTTCACGTTGCATCGTCGTATGCCCCAGTCGATGAGCACGGCTAGCATTTCAAAGGAGCTGTCGTCGTCGTCTCGAATGATCCTCATGTTGGTCTACACTCCTTCTTCTTCATACATTATTTGGGAGGGAGAACTCTCCCCACTCCTTTATTGCCTCTTTGTTGTAGACAAGAGCAGCCTTCATTTCGTCGTCACAGTATCCAAGATGCCTTGAACAGCCATTGACTCCAATCCGCACTCTCCATTTTTTGTGCTCTTTGTCCCAGCACACTCCCTTAAATCTACTGGAGCATCCCCTCGACTTGCGCCTATTTGCCATGTTTTGCGCCGTTGTACACACGCGCAGGTTTGCCCTTTGATTATTCAGCATACAATGATCGTGATGATCCACGTCTCTATCTGAAGGAGCGTCCATTATTTGTCTGTGCATAAGCACAGGACTTCTCTTCCCGTTGTCATCCGGCGGAGAATTTCGTTCTGCCCAAGGACCACTACTACTCCCCCGGTGTGAATACCATTTCCACTGTGATAACCACTCGTAGTCTTCATCGTCGACGAGAGCAACATATCCTTGAGTGAGCAGAATCTCTTTCATTGCGTCTCCTTATTTATGCATCTCCAACGAGTACTCACAGCAGATCGGCTTCGGCATCCTAGTCTCCTTCTATGTGATCTGGCGCTTCTCTAACGTCTGTTAGTGTGAAGAAATCTATCCATTCTTTCTTGCATGTTAGGCAATCACTTGGGATCTCTAAATGCAACCTGCCCTGGTCTCCGACAAACTGTCCCTTCTCATATGAGCACATTACTACTGAACTGCCGCAGAAGGGGCACCTCTTTCCACCATCCACATTCACGTATCTGAGCTTTCGCTCTTCAGTTAGGCTCTCGTCTCCTTCCAGGTCACTTGGCTTGAGGTCAATCGTGTTACCCACTGAATGCCCTCTCTATCAGGCCATACGTATCTATGCTAATAGATTGGAGGAACAAGCTCAGTACAAACCCGACACTCATCAAGAGAACAACCTCAAGAACCAGTAGCCTCGTCATCTTCCTCTGATGCTTCTTCCGGTGTTGCTCGTGAGTCAACATGTGTCTCCTTGTCTCCTACCTGCTTGATGGGTATCATCAGAATGCAGGACATCTCCCATAGCCACTCGTTCGTTTTTCTATGACAACGGGCCATCCTCGAAGCAACCTCCTCTCTAGTTGGTGTGATCAATTTAACACGGTAGGCCATGAGGGTTACCATTTCGCCGGCAAAGACCTCGATGATCTCAGCAAGCTTCCTTCGGTCAGCCTTGCTGAGGTACACCCTTCTCCTCGTTTGCCGCGTCCAGGCGCTCGAACAGAGCTGGATGGATCTCGCGAGCCTTGCCCTCCGAGATGAACTTGCACGACTCTTGTAGGTAAGTTCGTGAGACTGATGAAGAGCAGACAGGCGAATTCGGAGAGGCATATACGGCGGCTATGCACTCCACAGAAAAGAGGATCTTCCCTGTTTCTCCCTTGCTCACAGTGCCTACATGTGACCAGCTCCGTCCACTCGTGATGACATGGGCAGCGATCACATTACCGGCATGTTGGCCCTTCCTTTTTCTCTGTGCTGACACGTAGTCGAGGTAGAATCTAACGCCTATCATCTTTTCACTCTCCTTCGCAAGTACGTGACATTGGGCTTCCTTGCGGATCTTCCAGGTTGGATCCAATGATCCGCTGGAATCAGCTTGCAAATGAAGTCGTACCAAAAATCGGCTTCCTCCTGCACTCCCATGAGGCTGTCTCGAAGGTCTCCGCCGAAAAACACAGGAAGCACACCCTCCTCGTCGCACAGTCTTCTGATCATCCAGCGCATGTGTCACCTCGGGTATTGATCAAGCTCCCCAGCAGCGTGTGGAATGTAGCGCAGGTACTCCTCGGCGATGCAGTGGGTGGCTACTTCCATTTCCATCACTTGTTGCTCCCGACACTGCCCGTAGGCCGGACAAGGACCCAGCGCTACCCAGTGAACGCCGCCTCCTGTGACCACGACACGGACTTCATCTGCGTTCCATGTGTGGAAGACTACGTGTGGATAGCGGCTGTCTTCCAGCATCTTCGGTTGCCACAGACACCGCTCAATGAAGCCAACGACTTCTTCATTCCACGGCTTCTCTCCCTCTACTGTGTGATTAAGCCGCCACTCCTCGTCTAGTGGGAACCCCTCTGGCCAAGATGCTAGCCAATACACGTTGCTATCATAGAACTGTACAGAATGGAGGGTCGAATCGTAGCGACCCATGCCCTTCGCATGTGCTATGTATTGGCTTAGTCGAGCGATGTGCCGCACCCCCACAGGAATGGCTACGCACTTGACATACCTGGCCTCCCCTATGAGTGGGAGCAGTAGCATTTGACCCCCTCGTGGCATCAGAATCCCCCTTTCAGTTTGTCACCACAGAATGGGCAGTGGCCGTTGTGGTCCTCATCGATCAGTACGTAGCCGTGAGTAACAGCCCAGCCCTTGATGTCTTGCTTGTTTCTTGGGTGGTTTCTGCTGTCTCGGATGTCCGAATCGTCCTCGAGATAGGTCGTCTGCTCATCTGAAACAGGCTCAGGAACGATTGGGTTATTCATATACTCATTTAGCGACTGCTTGAGGTCATCGTGCTCCTCAATGTCATGAAGCTCGACGAAGGTGCACTTGTCCAGCTGCACATGGGGACGCTTGGCGACAGCATCCATCATGTTCTGGGCTTCTTCTCGCTCACTCGACACAAGCTTCCTACAGATAGGAGTAGCCAGAGCCTGTGCTGCACTCTCGATGAGTCGTTTAAGGATGTTACTCGCAGTGTCCACCTGTAGGAAGATGGGAGCTATATTGGACAGTTTTAGGATGACTTCTCCTAGTTCTGGATCACCTCGTCTGACTGCTTCTAGCTCGTCGAAGAGGGAACGATACTCCAGCGCATACGAGCGGTTGCTTCTCATCCATGCAGCCATCCCCTGAGACTGTAGTCTTGGCCAAAGTTCCGCATGAATCTTGATCTGTTTCTGCCGAACATCTTTGAGAGCAGCCAATGCTTTCGTGTGTGCAGGCAGATCCAAGACTTTGTATCCACCTGAAGAGCCGTCCTCGTACCAGTAGTACCCGTCATCTGTGCTCCAGTGAGCTTCACATCCGTTGCAGTAGATCTCTCCATCGGAGAATCCGAAGAAGCTATCTATGTCGTACTGGTTGGCTGTGAACACTGTGGGGGCTGTGTATCCACCTCGAACGTCAGCCCCTTGATGGATCTGCAAAATGAGCATGTAGAAGCTGGGGCAAGGAAGCCGCTCCTCGTACTCCTCTGGCACCTCGTTGACAGAGAGGAGCCAATACTGGAGGGTCTGTGTCAGATTGCACTCCCCGTTGTACGTATTGCCAGACCAGGCAGCCTCGTTATCCCCATATAGCCCACCAATCTCGAAGTCACTGTCTCGCATCCACTGGATAAAGTCTTCTACGTCGGTGGTGTGTGGATCGTCTTTATCCTTCTTGATCTCATCGAGGTACCAGCCATAGAACCCATCGAGGGATTTGTCGTAGTCGAGGTATCGGTTCAGATAGTGGAAGACACTGACAGAGAACTCCATGTCCCCACTGTGCTCAGTCTTCCATCCATCCTTTCCCTCCCTGTTCGTATACCAAGAAGAGAAATGCAGGGATGTCTCGGGCTTATCGACAAACGTCCTGCCTTGGTTTCGCTCGTGTGCACGCCCATATCCATGGATGGAGCCAGTGTATTTTCCATCTGCATCATACTGAGGAATTCCTCCCGAGTCCATCATCGCTGAGCCTGTGCTTGTTGTCAGCAGCTCAATCAGTTTGGTTTCCGTAGCAGTCAGTTCTCTAGTCTCACGCGTTGTCATGCGAATCTTCCTCTTCTATGTCTTCCACATCCGACAAGGTATAGATGTCTCGCCACTTGGCTTTGCAGTCGGGGCAGCGAATGTCCATGATGACCTCCCAGTCCTGCGTGGTAATTGGCCCATCGTAGATCGATTCAATGTCTGTGCAGCCACAGAATGGACACCTATCCCCGAGGGCTACGGTTAGGTAGTGTATCTTTTGTTCTTCAGTCAGCTCTGTTCCCATTAGAGATCCGATCCTTCCTTCGTTAGAATGATATCGTTCATAGCATATTGCTCTAGCCACTCGGCTCCGCAGGCCCTGCACGTGCTCCTTTGTATGATCAAGATGTTCGATGGGTGCTTCAGCTTTCCCAAAGACAGCCGGTCATCGTTGCAGATTGGGCAACAGGAAGCGTCGAACTCCAGGTAGTCATCCTTCTGCTGCTGTGTCAGCTTTACACTCTTGTTACTCCCTGTGGACTCGGTCATCTTTCTTCTCCTTTGTCCTCTTACAGTGAATCAGCTGAGTGTTTTGCCCATACAGGACACCCCACCAGAGGTGCCTGTCCGGACCCCAGAACCACACGTCTGTCCGACTGCCTGCGATGTTGTGCCTACCGAATCGGTACTCCATAACCTTGAAGCGCAATATACCACGCCAGTCAGTGACCTCTTTGGGTATTCCATCTGCCTCTTGCAGGTAAAGGCAGGTCCTGCCATTGGAGAGCATCCACTCCCTCTCCAGATCAGAGGCGCACCAGATGCACAGTCTGACATCCTCGCCGTCTCCAGTCCTCAAGATAGCATAGTTAGGACAGAGGTCTGTCTTGTTAACAACGACAGTCTTTCCACACCTGTGACACACGAATGTGTCTGGACCGGGGGAAGTCAGCCCATCTTCTAGGTACACCTTTCCCTCATGCTGTATCGGGTACATGAATGATTCTCCTCTGTGTCTCGAGTATGTCCATTAGCTGATCGTTCCACAGCGTGTTTGGCAATGTCATCGGCCTGTCTGCTATGACGATAGCGTAAGACGCTGTCTTTCCTTCGGCATGATAGGCAGGTAGGAGTCGCCGACACTGCTCTTCCAGCTCGTTCACATCTGGACCATGGCCGGTCATTTGACGACGCCACTTGTGCTTCCTAGTCAGGCGAAAGTAACAAGCGTAAGATACGAACTCTTCAGTCATTGCTCTTCTCCCTACCCTAAGTTCAATGTGATCCTGCGATTGAGCTTGGGAAAGTTTTCCAGCTCAAACTCGCAATCCTTCGTCGCGCAAGAGATAATGAGTCCACCACGGGACTCTGTGTCATGCCACTCCAGCGAGATAGAGGGTCCCTGGACCTCAAGAAATCCAGACTCGCTGACTGTTTGCTCATAGAATAGAGACTTGTCACAGATGGGACATGTTAGTCTGCTCATTCTACCCCCAGCAGCTTGAAGACAAAGTCAGCAAAGGTCTCAGGGATGAGGAAGACTATACCAAGGATGACGAGGGCGATGAACTCCCACATTTTCATCCGTCGTCGTTCTCCAACGCCTTCTTGGCTAGAGCCCAGATGCAGTCATCCATATGGTTCTCGATGTCCTTAGGAGATCCCTTGGCTAGGCTTATGCGAATGTTGCAGTAGTTACACACCCAGGCTGCTAGGTGGACGGTAGTCATAGGTAGGGATGTGAGCCGGCGCAGGTGTGTCTTCAGTATGTCAATCTCATTGGCCGCCTTTTTCTTTCGCTCTTCCTCTATGTCCTCCAGTATGTCTTCAGGCACAGTAGGTGCAGTCGTTGCCTCCCTGATGTGCTTGATGTCTTCGGCGTCATCGTCAAAGTCGTAGATGATGAATGGACGGCGCTCTCCTACACAGTACGCTTCTTGAAAGCTTCCTTTCTCTATGTAAATGACGATCGTTCCCTTTGCTAGCATGTTACCCCTTCCCTGCACCAGAGCAGTCTGTCGTGCAGTTTTTGCAGCCACTCTTGTCACTGGCTGAGTTCTCTGGCTGTAGCCAACAACAGGAGGGCACCGCGCGACACACAAGACCATAGCAGAAGTTGGCTTCAGATTGGAGACTTGAGAATGAAAAGCCCAAGCCTTCATGGTACGTTGGTGTTGTCCCATTGACATCGACGACAGCCATAGTCAAAGCGTCTATCGTTGGATTTGTCATGTCTCTCCTTTCTATGTGTGCGTGCTGAACCCAGCGGAGGAGCCATCAGCATTATGGTGGTTTATCCAACCCCCGTTGCCGCAGTAGGCTCCCCGACCGTACTCATCCAGCTTCTCCATGTTTCGTCGAATGAACATGAAGGAACTTGCACCATCCGAATGCACCTCAAGGTGCATTACGTTTCCCATGCTCATGTTTCTAGTTCCACGGTAGGTGGCCTGAACACAGTCCCTGAATGACTCAGCATGCGGACCATGCAGGGCCTTGATGAAGCGCTCCTTCGTTTCATCGTTACGAAAGATGATCTTGGCTACCTCTCGGTATTTGTACCGGAGACGAGCCGCAGCCACCTCATCGATCTCGGCGCTGACTCCCTTGGCTAAGTCCCTGACCTTGTAGCTAAGCCTTGTCTTGTCTATCAAGTCAGCGAGCTCATCACCTGGGAAGGTCAGTTGGACCGTCTCAAATCCTCTAAGTACCTGCTCGTCGACATACCTGTACCCTCGTAGAATATCGAAGGGGTCGTCCGACTCACCTGGTTCCACAGGCGACTTAACACGCTTGAACAAGGATCCAGCGGACACGAGGAACCTGATGCCTGTAGGGGATGGCAGAAGGTAGTACAACCCATCCTCAAATGCATGGGCAGCCCAGAATCCCATAATTCCTCGAAGCCTCATGCAAAACTCATCGATGTGCTGTGTGCAGTGAAGCATCGGGGAGATGTCGTGGTCACTGTCAGTAAACGACACCCGAAAGGCAAGGGACACCCTCCCATCCTGTTGTACACGACGCTTGATGCTGAACGATTTCAGATTCACTTTCACTATGATTTCTCCTTGCTCAGACCTAGACTCTTGCACAACTCTACCAGCTCAGTGGATTCGGATGGGTCGGGCACACCCAACCTCTCTCTAAGATCCTTGATGCTTCCGTGTCTCTCCTCACGAAGCTGATGCTTTCCGTAGGTGAACAGGGAGTAGAGTACCTCCCCTGTAACATCGTCAATCAAGCGAAGGTCCAGGTTTCCAATGTGCGACCTGTCTCTGTAGTATTCAGCTCGTTCGATGGCTTTGGCTATGTCCCCGTGACCCTCTACATCGTCGTCACCTACGCGGATGAAGTACCACTGGATGTAGTCCCTCGTGGGATGGTAGCATGCTGTCTGGCGACCACCACAGTAGAGGCTGTGGTCATAGACGAAGTCGATCGGTGCCTCGATGTTGTCTGTATCGGGACCCTCCTCCCCAAGCAGCAGAGCAGCCGTGTCAATGGCTGCTCTGCATGTGTCACATAGATGTGGGTAATCTCTTCCGAGCAGAAACTCCATCAGGTAGTCCTTCGCATGTGCATGGCTCTGTTCAGAAGGGCTAGTACTGCGTCGGCCCTGTGCTTCCTCGTGTACACTTCCATGTGCGTTAGGCCCTTCTCTTCCTCTATCACGATCTCTAGCTCTTTCGTTGGGCCGTGTGGAGCAAAGCGAACTGAGAACCCCTGATCGACCAAACTGAAGAGGGGCTGAGCGATGTCCCTGTCGTCTGTCGTGAGTCGAAGGCCGTTCTCGTTAATCTGTTCACAGAGGGTGTCTATCTCTACGAAAGAGAGGGGTAGTGTCCCCCCATCTGTAGCTATGTCCGTGTTCTCGTCTGTTGGACCGAAATCCGAGTCTCCCCCAGGGAGGTGCCGTTGCCAGCTTCTGAGGGCTGCTAGTATCGTATTGATCGTTCGCTGATTCATCCTGTCTCTCCTTGAACTGCTCTAAGCACGTCTTGCTCTGTCCACAGAGATACTTCTTCCAACTCTACCCAATGGCAGTCCATCTCGTGCTGCTCTTTGTCCCTGGCATCTACGAACGACTCAAACTCCCTGTGGCAGTAGATGCAGTACAAGGGACCATTTTCATGGTTGTCCCTAACCTTGATGGCGGTGGGCACGACGTTGATGATAGCTTGAGTCTCCAGGTGAAGGGCGTTGTATGCCTCTGTTACAGTTTTAAGCTGCTGCTCAAGTCGGGATACCTTGCCTTGATCGTTCTGCTCAGCTTGTAGAGTCTCGAATCTCTCTATGAGCGAAGCGACACGGCTCTCTACGGTGAGCAAGTCTCGGTGTGTATTCGCTAGCTGCGCTTCCAGCTCGGTGTTCTTCTTAGAGAACTTCTCCCAACGGACCTGGGAGTAGTCTCGACTTTGACACGCTTGTTCGTGGCCCTCTTGGAGTTCGACTATGCGTCTCTCCTTGCAAGCGAGAGCACCCCCAAGCTCCCGAACGGACTGACGAGAGGCAGCCAAGCAAGCCTCGTCGAGGCTACTCTGATAGCCGATCCTATTCACCTGTTCGATAGATGCATTCAGTCGTGCCCTGAGGTCATCTCTCTCGTCTCTCACGATGCGCATAGCCTGATCAGCCTTGATGGTAGAGAGATTGCCAACCTTGGCTTCTGCTTTGTTCCACTCCTCTATGAGTTCCTCCACTTGCGTCTTAAGCTGCTTGACACACAGGCTGCCACCCTCAGCTCTGCCCATCTGGAATGAGATATGGGCTCGGTTCGATACGGCTTCGGACTTCAGCTCTTTGACCTCCACCCGCAACTTGCCAACCTGTCGTTCTACATAGTTCTTATGACTGAGTAGGGAGCTCCACTGCTTTGATAGAATGGCGTACTGTGCCTCGCCTTCATCAACTCTTGTCCTGTATGCAGTGACTTGAGATTCTACAATAAGCAGGTCCTTGTGCGTGTCCTCGTACTCTTCGACTGCCTTGTCTCTTTGTGTCCTCAGCCTGTTGGCGCACTCCTCTGCTTGGCGCAGCTCCCCAAGGATTTTGTTGAGACTATGGGAGGAGGCCGCTCTCGTGAGGTTTCCCTGTCTTGCTTCCTCTTGGAGCTTTTGTACCAAGGTCCGTAGCTCAAAATCGTACATCCTATAGAGGTTGGATGTCATGGTTTCTCCTTCTTTGTGATGCGTTCGAGCAGCGTATCCATCGTATCCAGTACCATGATGGCATGCGTTATCGGGCTGCTTCTGTAGCTGTATGAGAAGTAGCCCCTATTAGGGAGGAGGAACAAGTCCCCAGCTCTCATGATTGTGATCCTCACACCGCCAGACCGATCAACGAGGCGAGTCAGAATGGGAAAGTCGGATATGACGTAGAGCCATAGCCTCCTGTGCCATATCCTGAATAGCTCCGCGTCGTTGCACCCGTGCTCGTCTCCCTCATCGAACAGCCACCCGACGTTGTGAGCGTCGGAGAGGAACGACTTGACAGACCCACTCACTGGGCGGATGTGCTCAGTGACCGTCACCTCGAAAATCTGTGCAGGTGCAGCCAGAGCCTCCTTGCCTTCCTCCCAAAGCTCACCATCAGGACCCGCTACAAGAACCTCGTACACTATGCTCCTTTCTTTCCCACAAAGGTTACAACTTTTCGGGTAGGGGTGTAGTAGGCCATCCACTCCGACTCACACACGAGGCACGACATCTCTTGTGAGATGCGATCGTCCCCCTCGGTGTTGAACGACTCACCCTTTGTCTCATCCGACCCACACAAGGGGCAGATGTCCATTCCTGTAATCGACGTGACCACAGGGATAGGCTGTGACTCTGTCTGATTCGATGCAGCGACAATGACGTTCATTGCTTACTCCTTAGAATTTCATACTGTGCTGCCTAAGGGACCTGGCGTTGGCTACGGAGGCGCTTAGCCTAATGGGAAGATCTCCCATGTCCTCTTGGAGCGCTTCCATATGTTGGTCTATGAGCTTATCAAGCGCGTCATAAGCGTCTTCTTTCTCACGCAACTCCTTTGCGCCAGTAGGAACGGGCAAGTAGACAGCAAACACATCCAAGTGCGAATACATGTTCATGTCCGGCATGTCTATGTCCATGTCTGGCTTGTCCTTCACGATGACGTGGCCAGGCTTGAGTCCCTTGCGCAGGTCAAGCTCTGCCTTCACACGTGAGTATCCATCACTGATACCCCCCTTCTCAAGCTTGAGCAAGGCGATCTCGTTTTCCAGCTCGGCTATCTGATAATCTGCCTCGGCCAGCCTTTGGCAGTCAATGGACTCAGTCTTTGTGCACTGTCTCATCGCTTTCTCTCCTTGGGCATGTATACCTCCACATCGATTGGGAGGTCTGCTAGATACTTGTCTAGCAGTGGCCGAACCTGTGTCTCGAAGTCGAGACCACCAAGCCCGCAGCCTATAGCTGGGAAGGCTATGCTGTCTATGAGACCTGCGCTTACAGCCTGAGCCACGACACGCAGACCGCCTTTGATGTACAGCTCCTTCGATGGCTGTCGCCAGTGCTTCTTCGTTGGGAAGAGCAGCACCTTGAACCCAAACGGGCCGGTCCACAGGTGTGGATTGCCAACGACCAGTTGCTTGCTGTTACACAGCCGGACATATGAGCTGAACATAGCTGGGTACCTACGCTTGAACTCCAAGGCCAAGCCTTTGCCCATGACACCCACTGTGTTGACTGGATTGACAAGGCACTCCATCTGCGAGTCGAAGATGTTGCCTTGCTGGTAGGTGATCATGTCACTTGGGCTCCCTTCGCATTGTCTTTCGCCATCCTTTGGTGACTATCATCCCACCTTGGTCTGTCTGCACGTCCAAGATGAGGTGTTTGGCTCTTCTGGATATGCTCGCGGCTGTTAATGAAGTCCCCGTAGCGTTCAGATTCTCGCGCTCTATGCGACGTGCGTATGAGTCCCACGTCTGATGGGACACAAACTCTGTGTCAGGCTTGCCATTGGGGTTCACTTGGGCTCCTTCATGCTGGCCTTCTCTTCCTCTGTTAGGTACGCGCATAGCATGTCTATGCAAGACACGATCGTTTCGGCATCGTCATCCGTTAAGCCTGCCCATATCTCCCAGAGCAGCTTGATGGCTGATAGGTGCATCGAAGGCTCCTTCTCGTCAGATAGAAGGCTCTGCCATCGAGGCTCAAGCCAGTCACATATCTCGTCGATTACGTCTTGGTCGCCTGTGGACTTGTAGGTGAAGGATTCCGAGTCCGGTACGATCTCTACTTCGCATTCGAGTCTTGCACCCTTGATGTAGTTCTCGATTGCACGCTTGAGGGAACGAGCGCTGGCCGGCCCGTCTGTGCAGTCAGGTCCGTAGTCTGTTGGGTTTGCGCTGATTCTAAAGACTGTCATGCTGTGCTCTCCTTGTAGCTGCTGAGACTCTGTTAGGCCCAGGGGTATACGCGGTCAGTCTCGGGCAATGCTCGTAGCCAGTCAAGCACGGGCTTGGGCACAGGTTCGCTTTTCCATTCGGAGCCGTATTTGTAGCCGCATTCTGGGCAGGGCTTCATCAGCAATCCATCGGGATGCTCCTCAGGGTGCACCCATCCTGCGGCCTCTGTCTTGGTTCCGCTCTCTCGAATCAGCTTGTCAGCAAGTGCATGCACTACGTGGTGGTTGTGAGGGATGTTGCTCTTGCAGGCTGTGGCAACAAGTTTCACACGTTCACTGTGGCGATGGTACTGTGCATCGGACAGGATGCCGTTGGCTGCGTTCTCCCTCATATGGCGGTATCGGGGTGTCCACGTGTACTTGTGCAGGGTTAGCTTACGAGTGGTATCCCACGATGCGCTGCGAGTTTGGTGTCTGCATCCGGGACGCATGTCGTTCATGTGCCACTCGCGCCAGACTGACAGCAACTTGCGAACGGCAGCCAGTGTCCAGCCGGGGGCCAGATGCAGGTTTTGCAGGTAATCGGCATCCATGCCCATGTCGATTTGGCCAGATGATCCTAGACAACCACCGTTCTTGTCTGGTCCTTCGACCCCAGTTATCGACAGGCGCCCGTCCTTGTGCTCTATAGTGACGTAGACGCTGTGCTGTCGTTGGGCCATGCCCATCCTTCGGGTACCGATTCGGACAACCCTGCTAAAGTCGTCGTTGCTCATGCTGTGCTCCTTATTGCGGTCCAGTCTCCGCAACGAACCGTGTGTTCGCCATAGATGACTGGTAGCTTGTGCTCTTGCCTGAGGGTACTCAGGTCATACTCCCATGTGTTCCAGTTGCCCCTCTCTTGCTCAGCGGCGCAGACGACGGCCATCTCAGGTGCTAGCGAGTAAACCCACTCCTGCCTGGTTGCGAGGTTAAGTACCCGTGTGATCACAGGGGGTGCTCTTCATCGTCGCAGGCAACTTTTGTCTCCGCTTTTTACTCGGCCAGCTTGTCTTCCGCCTCCAGCACGGCGTCGCCCAGCATTCTTTGAACTACGTAGCCAATTTGCAAGCTGTCCAAGTAGTCGCTTTCGAATACCGACTGCTTAACCGCCAGGGTTGCATGGGGCTCGTTGTCCTCGTATACCCGAACGATGATCTCGACTTTCACGTTGCCTCCTTTGTGTGTCGCTCTCGATGGTTTCGTCGTAGCACTTCGACAAGGTTAGTGAGTGCCTTTTCGTCGCCTTCAGCCAAATCCGGACGGATCATACACAGCAGGTCAATAGCCATAGACAATGTGATGTTAGACAGGAACGTCGCCGCTTCTTTCGGGCTATGTGCAGGCGGTTTAGACAGCCGATCTCTTAGGTCTGACGATAGGTAGCGGCAAAGCATTTTTACAGTGGCACTGAGCGTCTCAGCGTCCTTATCATCCAAGCCCGGTCGGATCTCCCATAGCAGGGATATGACTTGGCGGAGCATCGTGTTGAACATCGTTATTCTCCTATGTATCGGCTAGTGACTGGGAGGGGCCATGCTATTCTTCCTCTGAATCTAGCCAATCTACTGACCCAAACCTACAGCTATTGCATGAAGTGCTTAGGTTTTGCTCCCTATCACAAGGAATGGATCCGTTTTCGTCTAAGTCTTTAAGCGTTTCCTTTGATACGCCTTTAGGCCAAACATCGCAGGAAACAAACAGGTCTTTAGGCCCCCAGCAAGATACTTTGTAGGTGACTATTACAACTTTTGTAATCTGCTTGGCTTCCATCGTTAACCTCCAGTGATGTGAGAAGAGGAGCTGTGCTCCTAGTCTATCGCATTTTGCCTATCCTGTCAAGGCAAACATAGCTAAGATTGCGGAAGGGAATGTAAAGAACAGTAGCCTGTGTAACAGTTTCGGAAAGTGTGTTTTGTAAGAACACTTGAACAAGTGCTCATGCGTCAATCTATGCGCTTCTGTGCACTATTCTCCCTTCACGAATCTGGTGAACAAGGAAAGGTGTGAACAAAGGGGAAAGTGAGAACATGGTGCTTTATGCTCTAACGGAGCGTAGAATACCGTAGCCTGTGTAATCTTTTCGAAAATCTTCGAGAATCGCTTTTCGCTTGGGCATTATAAGCAAGGGTAAATGCGTCAATCCTTATCCCTTTGTGCACCCACTACTCTTCGTTCACAAGTCTGGTGAACAAGGGATCAGTGAACAGCGAATTGGGTGGAGTTCACAGTAGCCAGACGCAACAGAAGTAGACTAAGGCAGGAAAAGCGTGTTATCTCCATCTGTTGGCTAAGTAGCATCACTTTGTTACTGTTTTGTCGACGACATGCAAATGGACCACGGGTGTGACTGCTGCTTACTGCTGTTTTCTAGGTAAAATGCAATGCAGCCTAAGTTTTTGCCTTATAAGACTGTAAACGAGAGTGAGTAGGCCATGAGGAGAGGGGCAACTCGTGGCTGGTATGCACTTTCATAAGGGAGAATGAAAATCAGAGAGAGTTGAAAGTCTTGAACGCGCTCGAGTTTTTCTTTGTTCCGAAGTGTGTTTTAACTCGCGTTGTATTGGGATCGGCTTAAAATCGAAGTAGGATGGAGAAAAAGTAAGAGAGAGAGAGAGTTATATTATTATTATACTGTTATTGTACCTCCCTTCCAGTCCTTTACTGCGAAAGTTTAAGTCTCTAATGTATTCGCAGTAAAGGACTCTTTGTCAACTGTAAAAGGCAGTAATGACATAATGTTGCACTTTAGGTCCGATTGCATTTGTGTAGTAAACGGTAGCGAAATAGGTGCAGAGAGTAAAGCAACTCTATCAAGAAGTGGCGAGGCAAAAGGCGCAAGTTGACGATTCGACTTGACAGGTGCTCAAGCGTAAAAGACAGACCCTCAACTGTAGAAGACAGTGAAACTTTATGCCAAGTCGATCCTCTCCTAAGGAGACTTAGTCTCCTTCGGCAGTTGCTGAGGCAGGTTAGGCAACTCGTAGGATTCGAACACCAAGGTCAGAGGCGATCGAGTCAAGATAGTTTTGCCGGCGAGACTTCAGGAGGGCGAGCTGATCCTGCATAGCCTTCTCCTCACGATGCTTCAGAGTAAAGACACGACGCTTCAAGGCACGGCGGTAAGTCGCTCGGCGCAAAGGGAACTGAGCGGTCAGTCGCCGACAAGCAGCGAATGCCGACTTGACAGACATGCAGTGTGAGATGGAACGTGAGCCAGATCCGCTGACGATCTCACGATCAGGATGAGGCGAACTAGATTGCATGTTGAAACTCCTTAGAGTGTGTTAAATGAACCCGAGTACAACAAGCCACGACTTGCTACCATGCGAGCACGTTCCGTCAGGTTCAACGACGCATCCATCAGTAGCGCAGCAAAAGCCTTCCTGCTCCCATAACATCAGTTCTTCGATAGTTGGCTATTCCATCCTGTGACTCCTTGTGTGAAATAGGAGGAGTGACGGTCTCCCTCCTCTCTTGCCGAGTTAGTCTTTTTTACATACCCCCCTTGCTGGAATTGTCATTGTTTCACGTGAAACAATCTTAGTTTCTTACATTCTCTTACTCTTTCTTAAAGTCCAAAACGAGGGACGCCTGCCTATACTATTTTACTACGGCTGCCCTCCTCGCCCCTGAGTATACTCGGGCCTGTGCCCTTCGCATACCCACTGCGCGTATCCATGTCGTATAGGCACTTCGCATATACATACGTGCATTCCCTGCGGTCTTTGGCAATTTCACGACTTTTCTCCCGTACGTGAGAAAGCGCCTACCCCAACGGTAGGCGCTCTGTGAGTCAAGCGGGCTCAGAGCATGAAGGCGAATGTTTCTCGAATGGCGCTCCCGAGTGCTGAGCCCACTACCGACGCGGCGACGATTGCGAGAAGCATACTGACAGCGTAGACCTTGAGAAGATGTGTCACTGGCGACGCGCCGTCACACGCTGGACTACATCGAGTAGAAGCACAAGGGACGCGCCAAGCTTGACGGTTTTGATGATACGGCGCGAACCCGCGTGTCTTGTCGTGGCAATTGACGAACCCCATGTCGGCGTTCGTTTGACTGCTACAATGTTAGCATACGTCGGGAGCGCAAAGGACACAATCAAGCAATCGTTGACCACTGCCAGACTCCAATTGTCGCCGGCGTCGACTTGTTGGCCCAGCGTTGCGGCGTCGGCGTTCATTGCTAAGTGTGGCGCGTTAGGCATAGCGAACGTGGTGTTGGCGTTTGCTTTGCGCTCCGGTATGGCCAGGTAGAACGCAAAATCGAGCGAGTCCATCCCTTCCATCTGGGCATAGGTGATTCGGCGGCGGCGTGCGTTCTGTCGGGGGTTTGCTACTATTGTCGTGGCAACGTACAAACCCCACGTCTTGTCAGATTGGCCGATATACGCTGGGACGGTTTGCACGTTGGCAAGATTGACCGATATCCTTACAATCCCTGTGGTGCTTGTGTCTATCCTCGTGTTCCGTTCGGCGTGTGCACGTGCAACGTTCACGCCAGTTCTACACAGTGACGCCATCGTTGCATCGTACACTTGTGCCATTGCGTCGACGCCAGCATATGGACGCGCGGCGGGTACTGGCATTGTGGCAATCGTTGCGTTTGGTGCGGTTCGCTGGACGTTGGCAAAGGTGGCTGCGTGCGTCGGCGTTCCTGTCGGTGCTGGCGTTGACTGTGTGTGTGTGACTGTAGGTGCCTTATACCCTGTCGGCGCTTGCCTAGAATGCTTACTATCGTACGCGGCCACTGTAGCATCGTTCACATGCTTGCACACGGGAGCGCTTCTACAGTCAAAGCATGCACAGTCAAGGATTCTAACCGTTCCACACGGTTGCAAGTCGTCAAGGTCCCATGTGTTGGCCAGTGTTGACAGTTCCTTGTCAATCGCTACCTTTGCGGCGTTCGTGTGTTCCTCACGTGCGGCTACTTTTGGGAGCGTAGCCGTGTCTTGCACCGTTGGCGCGTCGTGTGCAACTACCGGAGCGCTTGCATGTGATGGGTTCAAGTCAAAGTGTTCGGCGTCCAGTGATGCGGTCCGCGTTAGTGTTCGGATAGCGTTTTCACATGCAACGTTGACGAGTCCGACAGCGTGCCTCACGTCGGCGCGCGCGTTCAAGATGTCGAGTATCGCTTGCCTATGTGTGTCTACTGGGGTTCGTTCGTCGTGTGTCATTCGAGCATTTCTCCCGTGTGTGTGTGTGTGTGTGTTTGGAGTCTACGCGAACACTTGCCAAGTAGCGGCCATATGCAACGCGTCGGCGTCGGTGTACGCGTCGGCGTCTTGCACGTGTCCTAGTGGTACGTCGTTCGTGCACGACTCATTGTACGCGTCGGCGCGCAATGCGTCCGACTTTGCAAGTGTGACGGCGTTTTCCATTCTGACGCCGTAGCTTTCAGCATTGGCGTCGGTAGGTAGCCGCGTGCGCTTGCGCAGTCTGTCGTTGCCATTGTCTTGCCTAGTGTACGGTTTGAGTACAATCGCGGGTAACCTTGCGTTGCGTGCGGCGTTCATGTGCTTCTCCCGTGTGCGTGTGTGCGTTCGTCGGGTACGGTCAAGGCCAGTATAGCATGCTGTCAAGACTGCGCCGTTCGTCTTGCGTCAACGCTACATATAACTTGCGTCAACGTGCGCAGCGTGCGCGCGCCGCGTGTGCGTGTGCGTGTGCGTGTGCGTGTGCGTGTGCGTGTGCGTGTGTGATATTTCTCGTGCAACTGCGGGCATTATAGCGGCGTTCGTTTTGCTGTCAAATTATGCATGATTTTAGTGGTTTGAGCTGGTTTGAGTACTTCCAGTTTGTGGTGGTATGCGTTGGTTTATGACGGTTTGAGTATGGTTAGCATAGTGGTTACACACGTTCTAGCATGGTATGTGCTGCGCTGGGGGGTATGGGGTGGGTTGCGATAGTGCTTCGATGCGCATCGTATGTATATTTATTGACATAATAAGTGTCCTCGGGATGGAACGTCACATACGACAGGTTTACATCCTCGTTTTTCTAACATGTCATTTGCCTAAAAGCGATAGTCGTGGTAAGCTCCATGAAAAGGAGGACATCATGATTGGTGACAAACTCTCTGACTACCCATGTAAGTATGAGATCTTTGGGCGGTGCGAAGAGAAATGCACATTCGATGATGAAGATGAGTGCGAATTGGGCAAGCTGTTCCTTGAAGACATTGCCCTACGCAAGGCGGTGCTGGGGGACTTACCGCCAGAGGTAGCAGCATATGTATACCGCGACGCGGGCCGGCTTTATGCTGAGCGGGGGAACGTAGAAGCCGAGCGACGTTTCAACGCCTTAGCTGACGTGGTGGAGAAGCTGTGAGCTGTTTTTGGCAACCTCTCTAACAACTCATTCTGCCAAAAGCCAACACACAATTTCCTCCTGTCACTTTCTTGACATCCAAAAGGCGATATGATATAATTCTCCTAGAGAGTGACGTTCTTGGGTAAGGACAACAACAACACAAATGCCCTACGCAGAGCAAGCAAAGAGGCGTAAGTATGCCCGAGATTGGCGAAGAAAGCGTCGTATGGCGTTTTTTGCCGATAAGACGTGCTATTATTGTGGAAGCGCAGGCGACTTGTCTTTACACCACCTCGATCCCCTTACAAAGACTGACCACAACATATGGTCTTGGAGTAGGAAGAGGAGAGAGGCAGAGATAGCAAAGTGCGAAGTTCTCTGCAGATTGTGTCATGAGCTGGCTGAGTGGCGAGTGCAGTGGCCGTGGGCTCCTAAGTGGTCAGGTCCGGGCGTTACGTACAATCCTCACAGGAAGAATCCATGGAGAGCCAGAATACAGTACCGTAAAGAGATTTACGAATTGGGGTACTGGCCACAAGAACGTCTGGCTCACGAGGCAGTAACTAGGAAGCGTCTTGATCTTTGCAGGCAGAACGGGGCGGTCATCTAATGGCTAGGATAGGAGGTTTTCAACCTCCCAATCGGCGTTCAATTCGCCGTCGCCTCACTGGGAGTTTCTACTAGGGTCTCCATGGGGGCCACAGACAGATTCTTTCAACCTGAGATCGGGCAAGCTGACTGCCTCCTGATTTCGGTGAAGATGTCGTCTAAGGAAGGACGCTCAGCTGATTACTGGGTATGCAGGGTTCAACTTCCCTGCCATCTTCATGGGCTATTTAGGAAATCTTGAACTTCCCAAGGAGGAAACATGGAGCGCGTTTTCAAGATCAAGTGGCCAGACGATGATGGACCTATGTGGTTGAACCAGGACAATGTCATGTGCTGTTTGCGCGCCGTATGCACGAATACGACATTCACTGTCACCGACGTGACGAATCAGCCGGACGGTAGCATAGTGGAAGGGGCAGACCCTTGTTATCTGGAGCCCTCAACCGCTGGTCCGCCAAGTACCTGGCAGATAAAGCCTGTGTTGCCAAGTGGATCCCTGCTAGACCGCTTCCTCCGGTGGGCGGGCTGCTCGACAGGGCTCTATCACGTGCGCTGCGAGTGGAAGCACGATGGCATCCACTGTGTAGACTGTGGGAATTTCAAGAGCAAGTATGAACACATGGCGGACTTGTATGCAGGCGGTGGAGGGTAGATGAACGACGGTCTTCAGCTTTTCATAGGTGGAATGGTTGCAACGGTCGTCTTCAACGTAGTCAGGTTGCTTATCGTTGTCTGGCAGGTCAGGAGAAGCTAGCCTGATGATTAGAACAGATGGTAGCACCTTCCCCTGTAGACTTTTCGGGCTCTGCGACCAGGAGTACCATCGCCATCTAGGCTACTGTGACGCCTGCTCGACGATCGGCATCTTCATAGAGCTCAACAAGCTGAAGAGCGGCAAGGGAATCCGAGCCGTAAGAACGAAGCTTGAGCACTTCCCCTGTGCTCTTGGTGGGAGACGTAAGTGCACTCCCCTCAAGGGCCATGAGCACGTCTGTGAGAGATGTAAGGTACGAGGGGTCTACCTGGAATTCTTGGAGATTGCGATGTCCTTATGAGAGAGATTTCACTGACCAAGGGCTATGTGACCTTGGTAGACGATGCAATTGCTGCTTTGTACAGGCACATTTGGCCGGAGGGACCGAATGCTTGAGCTGTTTGCTGGCTGCACCTTAGCCGCTGTTTCTCTCACAATGACAATCCACACGCTCCGCAGGTCTCCAAGAGTGCTCAATCAGTATCAGATTTTCATGGTCTTCCTCTCCCTTGCTTCCCTCATGGGCTCCCTCGCTATGATAGCCCTAATCGTTTTAAGGAGGGTCTGAATGCCACGTGGACGACGAGATTCTTTAGGAGGCTAAGTGGCAGACCAAGATCCAGTAATGCGTGTGGTTGACCGAGTCTTTAGGAAGCACGGTGTGCGTCCACGCAGAAGGCGACGAGCCAAGACCCAAAGGATCGTTGACGTAGCCCTCGAAGTTCTCGGCGAGTACCGTCCCATGACAGTTCGCCAGGTATACTACCAGCTAGTTGCCAGGCACATTATCGAGAACAAGCGTAGTCAGTACCAAGCTGTGAGCATCGCCCTTCGAGATGCACGCAAGTGGGGAGAAATCCCCTGGGAGTGGATAGAGGATCGCCTTCGCCGGCCACGGAGAGTGTCAATGTGGCACGACTTGGCTGAGTTTGCCACTACCGCTGTGAATTCCTATCGGCGCGACGTGTGGGAGACCCAGGAGCATTATGTCGAGTGCTGGCTCGAGAAAGATGCACTTTCCGGTCTGTTCGAGGATGTGCTGCGCCCCTATGGCGTCACCCTTAATGTTGGTCGAGGGTATGACGGCTGGTCGTCCATTCGGAACGCAGCCATGCGCTACTTGGCTTGGGAAAGAGGGAATGATGACGATGAGGAGGAGCCCTATCCAGAGGAAGTCCTCCCGAAGACAGAGGATAGCACAGAAGTCTTGAACGAGAAGCTGCGAGGGTTCCTGGCAGTTGCTGACGCGAGGAAAGCCTTCTCTGCCAATCCTTTGAAGCATCGACCGAGACCTGTGACCGTTCTTTACTTTGGGGACTTTGATCCTTCGGGACGAGACATGGTCCGTTCTCTTGAGAAGAGAATAAACTTCTTTGGCACCTACCCAAAGATCAGGATCAGCGCCCTTTTAAGGAGCGACATCGATGAATACGACTTACCCCCAGACTTTGCCAAGAAGACAGACTCGCGTGCTGCTTCGTTCATCGCTGAACATGGGGACATCTCAGTTGAGCTCGATGCCCTTCCGGTCACTGTGCTGCTAAAGCGCCTAGAAGACTCCATCAGAGACATCATGGACCTAACTGCCCTAGATGAAGTCCTGCAAGCAGAGAAGGAAGATAAGTCTCGGATCACCCTCGAGTGGCGAGCAAAGTCATGATTGGACAGACTGTTCTAGACTCACACAGGAATAGCGACCAAGCACACAGATACCTGCCAGAGCGGCTTGCACGTGAGATTCTCCATCTCATGGTTCGCCACGTAGAGATTCCAGCAGAGGGTGTGAAGCTTGTTGCAGTTTGCCCTGGCGTCAGGCTGGTTGCTGCCGCTATAGTTCCCGAACCATCGGAGGTCCCAGAGGACTCGAACATCCTTGTTGTCGTTAAAGATGTCTCCGTCGACATGACTATTCTGCGCATCGCAGATGGCTTTGTATACGATCATTTTTTTGGTGCCAAGTGTCTTCGCCTGTTTGAGGTTGGACTTGGGTACTGCCCCGAAAAGACGACGGTGTACTGGTGGTGGAGGAGAGAATGAACCTCTTTGATATCATAGATGCGCTGCCAGACTGGGTATTCTGGTTGCTCGTGATTGGAGTTCTGACTGTTATATCTGCGGCGGCTCTGGGCGGGTCAAATTGGTGGAAAAGACGAAATAAAGGAAGGTGAGTGAATGAGAAAGCATCTGCGGTACCTATCCTATGTGCTACGGCACAAGTGGTTCGTGTTTCTCGAGCTGCGTAAGTTGGGAAAGGGACCCTGGCTGGGCGTCATCCACGATCTGAGCAAGTTTCGACCCAGCGAGTGGTCGGCATATGCCAACCACTTCTATGGACCTGACTCGCATCACAAGGACGGAACCCATACCCCTGTGAGGGATGAAACAGGGTATTACAAGCCTACGGATACTGGAGACCCAGCATTCGACTTGGCTTGGCATTACCATCAGCGGAGAAATGCCCATCACTGGCAGTTCTGGGTGCAGGCTGACGACAGTGGCGGTGAGGTCGTTCTCAAGATTCCCCACAGATACTTTTGCGAGATGATTTGCGATTGGCGGGGGGCAAGCAGAGCACAGGGGTCCAAGTCCACAGTTGCTCAATGGTACGAAGCAAACAAGGGCAAGATGCGGCTGCATCCGACAACGCGTCGTTGGGTGGAAGCATCGGTAGGTAGGTTGGATTACGCTCGGAGAGAATTGCTCAAAGGGACGCGGGGAACAAGAATAAGATCGCTGGGAGGACTACATATGGCAGAACAATGCTGCGTTTGCGATGAAAAAGGCGAGAACCAGTGTCCCAACGAGGCAGAGTGGTATGCTTGGGATCTGGGTGGGGAGAGATACTACAGTACGGACAATTACTACTGCGATGATCATGTCAAAGAGGCCTTGGTCTCAGGTGGTCGCACTGAGGTTTGGGATGTCTCTCTGGTAGAATGATGGTTCAGCGCACTAACGACCATGCAAGCAGGGGCGCTCAGCTAACGGATAGGCTAGAGGGCCTTCAACCCTCCAATCGGGGTTCAATTCCCCGGCGTCCTACAAGAGGAGGAATAATGGTAGAGTCGTTGTTCTATCTCTCGTTTTTCATCCTTCTAGTCCTACAGGTAGCTAATCCGCCATTCATTACACCAGAGATCTTGCGGGAGATAAGACCAGGGAAGTGGCTGTTTGCCCTTATAGGAGCGCTGCTCCATGTGCAAGCAATTGTAAAAAAGCTGGAAACTGTAGTGAACAACCTGAAGAGCGGAGCATGGAAAGTAGGCAACGATGACCCATCTTGGTATAATCCAGGACTTGTGACAGGAAGGACCTATGGCAAAGCAGAAGATTGAGTTCTACCGATCGATAAAGGCCATACGCACCAGATACGAGGGTCGAACCTACCGCTCTCGCACGGAGGCTCGATGGGCTGTTTTCTTCTCTCTTGCAGGCATTCCTTTTCAGTTTGAGAAGGAGCACTCACCCACACCGTGGCTTGTGGGTGAGAAGCCTCCGCCAGAGCTTGTTCGCTCCTCGAAGACGGGGGATGTGATACACCCAAGTCCTGTGATCAGGATGCTTAGGCCTGACTGGCCATCACGACGTAGACCCCTGTGGTATCTACCGGATTATTACCTTTTGGAGCAGGAGCTATTTTTGGAAATCAAGCCCTTGATGTACGATTCGGCAGGGGATATGATTATGCCTCCGATGGAGAAGCAGCGAGGGCTGACCGAGTACCACCAGGTTGAGATCATCACACTGTGCGGAATTCCAGGGGAGTATAAGTCTGACCCGTTGGGGCGTCCACCCTTCATAGGCATCGGCAACAAGGGAAAGCGGTACATGACTTGGGCAAGATGCTCTGTATGCAATTCAATTTGCCTTGCTTTCAATGATCAAATCTGCTGTCGTAACTGCTGGGAGATAGGACAGGCAGGGAAAGACCCAGAAGTCCAGCAGGCTTTACGGGAGGCGCGTCTGTGGAACTTTCGTCAGGAGGAAGGATGACCCCGGTAATTTGGAAGCGACTTCTTTTAGGCTTGGCTGTCTGGCAGTGGATGCTTCTGCTGGTCGTCTACGTCGTGGCTCATATCACATTTGTCGCCCTAATTGTACTCCAGATATACATGGTGGCGCTGTCTGTACAGGACTGGGACGAGGCTAGGAGGGGAAAGTGGGACTTGTAGGATATTTTCGGCATGTGCACTCTAAAGTGTATCACATCGTCTATCAGGTGACGTGTGATGTGAGCCTGGCTATGGACGGCAGCGATGTTAGGGTGCTCTCTTGGACCTTGTGTGGTCTACCACCCAGAAATAGGAAGGGGGAGGACAACATACTCGAGGAGGCTCCCATCAGCCAGGCTGAGAATACACATCTGTGCCTGAACTGCCAGTCTGTGCAAGATTCCGGAATGATCAGTATCAAAGAATTTGAGGATCTCATGAAAGGGAAGTCGTGAACATCAAAGTAAACTTCCAGGCATCTAGGCTGCAAAAGGTCAAATACGTCAAGGATCACCCCCTATCAAGTATGCGGTGGCGAACAGGACACAAGGCTCCCCTTTCCTTGAGGAGGATCATTGTCAACGTTGTCTTATCTTTGGCCGAGTTCTGGATGGACGTTGGGTGTGGGTCTGCAGAGGAAATGCTCGAGCAGGTACACGAAGCAGCAGCAGAGCTGGCTCAAAAGGAGTATGAGTGATCATGAGCGATGATAGGAATGACCGTAGCCTTCGTGTAGACGGACATGCTGTGGACTTTTCGCAGCTCGGATTCGAGCATTACAGGAAGCTTCCTGTCGTCATCCACGCAGTACAGATTGACTGCCCCTTTGAGGTAGACACCCTAGAGGGAATGCACACAGGGTCTCCAGGGGATTTCCTCATTAAGGGTGCGCATGGGGAGCTCTATCCTTGCAAGCCGGATATCTTTGCTGAAACATATGAGCTGGTTGACAAAGAGTTGAATCTTTCGTGGTACAGGGCATATGACGAAAAATACTTCCCCATGAGTACAGAAGGATGATGGAGGGTCGCTTCGAGAAAGTCGAGCAGCCTCCTCCCATATCGGGTTCTACTCCTGTGGGACCTGTGGCTCGGGAAATGTTCGAGAGAATCCTGCAGGAGCAAGAGGCAAAGGGCCTCGAGAAGTATAGCATGCCTCTATCTATCCACAATGGAAGGAATCCTATCTTGGATGCTCTTGCAGAAGTAGTCGACGCCTTTCAATACTTGATCCAGGCTTATGTAGAGCAAAGCGAAGAAGAAGATGGTGACTGATGGCGTTTTCTCTTTCTAGGAATGAACCTATTAGAGCGATTATGCTCAAGCTGCAGGAAGACTTGTTTGGGTCTGTGTCGTTCGTTGAAACAGGTACTCGTCACGGCAGCGGTGTCACATGGGCCTCCATCAACGGCTTTTACCCCTGCTACACGATCGACATCCTAGATAGAGAGCCCAAAGGGCAGTTTCTCGATCATATTCGTGATGGGGGAATCTTCTATCACATAGGCAACTCGCCTAATGTCCTTCGCGGGCTCATTGAATGGATTGATGATCCTGCCATCTTTTGGCTCGATGCACACGGTCCCAAGGATGTCGGTACTCCTGTGTTGGAGGAGATTGAGATCATCCTCGATTGGGGCAAACAAGCGTTCATCTTCATAGATGACATCTCTATCTTTTCCCGTGGTCGGTTCTACGATCCGAGGTATTCCTCCTGGCCGAAGATTGAGGAGGTCTATAAGGCATTGGGGGACCGGCCATCTCTTGAGCGAGCAGATGTCCTCGTCAGCTTTCCACGGGTGTATAAAGGTTCACTAGCTGACTATGCTGAAATGACAAAAGGCATTATGTGGTTCGTGGACAAAGAGTTAGGTGGGAAGTGTCTAAGATGATACCAGAAGAGCCAGATGCAAAAGGTTGGCATCACTCGTGGAAAGGGCTGAAGTTTCACTACTTCGAGGGCAAAGTTTTGTGGAACCTTTCCCTATGCAGGATGACCCACATTCACATCAGCCACCTACATCTTCAGCCCGGCCATGAAGTAGATGAGAGAAGTAAGTGCAAGCTATGCCTAAGAAAGCTGGCGACAAGATGAGAAGTGATCACGGTAGGCTGGTCCTCAGATTAGGAGACTTTTTGCTGCGGCAACTCGATCCTATGGCAGAACAGAAGAGGTTGGAGGCTGATAGGGTCGTTCGTTCGTTGGACTGCCCTCCGTTGACGTTTGTAGTCAAAGAGGGCTGTGTGCAGGTGGAGAACGAAGATGAGTAACGTTTGGTTCACCGCAGATCAACACTTTGGTCATCGGAACATCATCAAGTTCTGCAATCGGCCTTTTGAGAGTGTGGAAGAGATGGACGCAGAGATGATCCGTCGCTGGAATGCAGTCGTCGAGCCAGGTGACGCAGTCTATCACCTCGGCGACTTTACGATGGAAGGGTATGCCTATGCCAAGGAGATCTTTGCCCAATTAAATGGGAGAGTTCGGATACTGAGCCTTTTATGGCATCATGACAGGCGCTGGCTGAAAAAGGCTCAAACCGCTCCTCCTCACACGCAGGACAAGTCCTATGTGCACAGCCAGACGTTTGTCCGTCTCCTTCCTCCAATAGAAGTCATTACAGTTGCTAACTACGCTGATAGTCGGTCCACACTGAAAGAGCGCCCCGTGAAGATCACTTTGGGACATTATCCGATGGCGTCGTGGGAGGCGTCGTATCACGGGGCGTGGCACCTGCATGGCCATTCACACGACCAATACCATGGTGGTGGGTTCATGCTTGATGTGGGGGTGGATGGCTGGGCCTATGCTCCCGTCAGTCTCGACGAGATACGAACGTATATGAAAACGCAAGAAGGAGAAGTACATGCCAGACAAGGAGCGTAAGCCCTGCTCGTGTATCGGGCAGCTGATGGGGCGGGGATATGACTTTCCGTTCACACAGCCCCTCGGATTCAACCTGAAGAAGATGGAGCTTGTCATGCCGTCATGGTTTGTCAGGCTCCACAAAAAGACGCGTTCCGGAAAAAGAAGCTCCGCAGGGTCTCAGTTGGTAGCCCTCAATTACTGTCCTTTCTGTGGACAGAAGTTTCCTGTAGACAAGGACGACTTCGCTCCAGTGAAGCTTCGGGAGGTGCCCAGTGAGGCAGAAGGGATCTACACGCCAATTCCCAATGATGACGATGAATGACGGCTGGTATTGGGTCATTGTACAGGGTAACGACGCAGGGGACTGGATGGAGGATCACTACATCGAGGATGGTAAGTCGTTGTGTGGAGAGCTCCCCACCGACGAATATCCTCTATGGCGTTCCCTCGTAGACGCCGAATTGAAGTGCAATGACCACTACTGTAGAGAGTGTGAAAGGCTTGCGAAAGAGCTTGGACACCAAGAGTGAAGAGAGGTACATGTGAAGGAGATTCCTCTGACGCAAGGTTTTGTAGCCCTTGTAGATGACGAAGACTATGAATGGTTGTCTCAGTGGAAGTGGTGTGCTCAAATGCATAGGAATGCCCCGAGGGCTGTTCGGAGTGTCACCGTCGATGGCGAACATAAAACTGTTTTGATGCACAGGCAGATTATGGACGCTCCATCAGATAGGCAGGTGGATCACATCAATCACGATACGCTATTCAATTGCAAGAGAAATCTTCGCTTGTGTACGCATGCCCAAAATCTTGTGAACAGATACAAGATGAGGGGATGCTCAAGCAGATATAAAGGGGTTGTATGGGACAAGCCAAGGAAGAAATGGCGAGCGCAGATAACAGTGTCTAACCATGTTACCAATCTTGGTCGCTTCGATAGGGAAAAGGATGCTGCCAGAGCCTACAATGTGAGAGCAGGCAAAGAGTGGGGGGAGTTTGCTCTTCTTAATGAATTATGAAGGAGGTGTGCAGTGACTCAACGTAACCCTCGGATCCTCGTGGCAAAGGCGTTCGCTTTAGGCGAGGCCGCCAGAGTTCTCGAAGCGCACCATATTCCATATGAAGCGATGCATCTCCCTCCTGGTGTGTCGAAAGAGATGGTTCATTACGAGTTTGCCAAGCTGACCAATGCAATGCTGCGCCGAAGAGCACGGATATTGGGGTAGCGTATGAAGGAGATTCCTCTGACACAAGGCTTCGTTTCTCTAGTAGATGATGAAGACTACGAGTGGCTTTCGCTATGGAAGTGGTATGCTGCCGTGTCCGTGCAGGCTGGTGGACCAAGGGCAGTGCGTGTGGCTCCGAAGGCCGATGGGGGTAGTGGTCACCGGATAATTTACATGCATCGCGTCATCCTTGATGCTCAACCAGGAGAAGACGTTGACCACGCAAACCACGATACACTGGATAATCAGCGAAAGAACATTCGAAGGTGCACAAGATCGCAGAACTTAATGAATTCGCGGAAGCGTCTTGGTTGTTCGTCGCGATATAAGGGTGTTTACTGGCACAAGCGCGATCGCAGGTGGCTCGCTCAGATACAAAAAGAGGGCAAACGCTACCACCTGGGATGTTTCTCCAACGAGCGCGATGCCGCTTGTGCTTATGACTTAGCCGCTGTGGAATACTTTGGTGAATTTGCTTCACCTAACAACGCATGAATGGAGTAGAAAATGACGGGTCCGTTGCCGACTCTACGCATACCCAGCTTGTTTGTCGCGGAGATACAAAAGCGGCTACATCTATGCATGTTTATCGACACAGGGACATGGGAGGGATTGACGGCGATATGGGCTGCTCAACACTTCGATCGTGTGCACACCATCGAGATTGACGAAGCGAGATTTCATGCGGCCTGTGGAAAGATCATGGGGCTGGGGCTGCATGACACGATCGTCACCCACTTGGGGGATTCTCGTGAGGTCCTAGAGAAGATAATCCCCTTTGTCGATTCAACAACCTTCTTCTGGTTGGGCGCCCGGACGGAGGATGACTGTCCCCTCATGGAGGAGCTGGCCCTTATTCGGGGTGGCAGTGATAGTCACTTCATCATGATCGACGACATGGAAAGGTTCAGAAAGGGAGTCTATCCTACATGGCCAACCTTCGATGAGATATGCGCGGTGTTGAAAGGGCTTGCCTTCTTCCTCGAGGGGGATGTTCTGACTGCATTTCCCCACGAGTATACACAAGTCGTGATGTCTGTCATACAAAAGGCAAGAAAGGAGAAACTGTAATGCTAGAACAGATTGAATCATGACATCAACTGTGCCGATTGCACTGAGGCAGGCCATCCTAGAGTACCTAGGTCGTGTAACTGTTGATGTATCAGCGGAAGCTGTTGCATTGGCTGTTGGACGCTCCCGCAGCGTTGCCCAAAGGCATCTCGGTGCATTATGTCGTGAGGGTGTTGTCGAGTGGAATACTGGGTTCAATCTGCATTCTCGGGGTAATACCAAGATGTATTACCTAGTGCGGGAAGACGATGGCTGAATCTCTTTTACCTTCTCCAGAAGACCGAGAGAAGCTATTGAGAGAGCAGAAAATATCTATGGATGACATCGCTGCCCTCTATAGCAAGGAACCTTTCGTGCCAGATTGTGAATGCATCGGGTTGGATTGTGTGAAGCCCTGGTGTAAAATTTGGTGGGGATTTTTCTTTGCAGAATTTGACGCTGGAGTCATCGTCTCTATGGTAGAAGACTTCTTGTTTGATCCGGAAGAGGAGTAAACTTTCCATCTCTGTTTAGGCTGCTTGGAAGAAGGTCCTTGAAAGAGGGCCTTCTTTTGTTTTCTTGACACTCACAAGGTTGACATGCTAGGATGGTATGATTCTTATCAGTTGACGATGTGGGGGCGCTGTGCAGTGGTCGGAGAGGCAAATTAAGTATCAGTTGTGGTCTGGATTGCCTAAGGGACTACGGCCCGATGGCATGAAGACGACTGCTCAGTTTGCTTCTGCAATCAAAGTCTCCCCAGAGACTCTGTACGTGTGGGAAAACACGCTGGGATGGTGGGACGAAGTCTACCAGCGTGCAAAGTCCATCATCGGTAGAGCTTTGTCCGATGTGATGTCAGCCTTGGTTATCAAAGCCAAGGCGGGAAATGTTCCTGCTGCTAAATTGTGCTTGTCCATGCTTGATCTTCATAACGACAAGCTTACCGTGGAGCAAGACTTGCTAGCAGATCAGTTGATAATCGTGTTGAATACAACTGTTGATTCTAAGCCTGCAGAGCTGCCTGCTCCTATCACGATAGACATGCCCTCCAAAAGGGTTGACCAGGATGCGTCGTCGATGTTGCAGATCACAACACAGGAGGGTTAATGCCTACCATTGAGGAACTCATTGCCATCGGCGTGAAACAAATGTCAAATCCGATGTACATCGCTCTCATTGCTATGATCTTCATGCAGTACGTTGGGAAGGGAATCCTTTCGGCGATTGGGGAGGCCGTCTGGAGGGAAAGACAGCCAGCAAATCTTGCGGTGCATTCACTCACCCTCCTACTTACTGTAGGAATAGCCATAGTTTTTGCGGATACTTCTGTTCCGCTTCGTGAGGCTGTTCTTCGCGGTATTATTTCCCTTCCAATGGCCATAGGCGAGTATGAGCTGGTGAAGAAAGCCTTTCGCGTAATAGGCGCACGTAGACGGAAAGTTAAGGGTAGCTGATATTGGAAATCTCGTCTGCACTGCAGGAACTGGACAGCCGTCCTCTCCTTCGCCTTTTTCTACGCTGTTTCGCTAAGCGGGTTCGAGAACAGGTAAAGCTGCCCACGCCCGGCCAACTATGGAGAGAAAAGATACTGTGCGCATTTGCTCACGCCATATTGGATATGGACAGCGCTCTGACAGACGAAAGATCTTCGGAATCAGGCGAAGACTCCTCAGACCCTTCTTGATCACTATCGGCATGTGCCTTCTGCTTGGACCAAAGGTCGTGGGGCAGTCCCAGCCCTGCTCTACGACCGGAGGTCTTAGAGACACACATGTTCGTGCTTGGTTTCCGGCTGAAAGTTATGACGATGAACCAAGGATGTGGATTCGTACAGGGGCCGATTTTGCTTTTCTAGCATTAGATGAGCCGGCGTCGAAAATAGAGTTCTCTTTTGTCTCTCGCACGAGTGCAAATCCTATCACGGTTGTGGCTCATCGATTAAAGGGTCCCTGGCCTTCGAGCATGACCTTCTCCATTTGGTCTGAGATTCGAGATGACTTTCTTGGTGGGATGCTCGATCAGGCGTTAGTAGACGGTTTAGGACGGTACTCGTTGAAGACCTACGGCGCACAATACATCATGCTTGAAGCACGGGGACCCTCTGTAGGCTATGCCATCATGTCTTCAGACGGCTGGGAAGGCAAACCTACTTGGTGCAAAGAGCCTGTTACTCCAACTCCGCAACCTTCACCCACTCCTCGAGCCACCAGTGCTCCTATCTCACCTATCAATCGCATAACAGTTCCCTCTGACCTCCTCCCTATTATTATGCAGCATGCCCTTATTGCGAATGAGTATGAGCCCGGAACTTGCTTCGAGATCGCTGCAGACAAGGATGGGAATGGGCGTTCTACAGCTCCAGACTTTTTGATCGTCATCCATATGCCTGATGAAACAATTCACAGGTGGAAGTTTCAGTGGTTCGAAAACGATGCCTTGTACATGAGTCCCGCTTCACATCCTTGCGATGTAGCTGTAGAGTATCTGAGATAGGAGATTCCAATGGCCAGAAAAGTACAAGGTGGATACTCAACACCTGTTTCTATTGAGAGTATAGACTTAGCAGGTGGCGCTGGCGCACGAATTCCGGTCGATGCTAACTTGCAGGTTGGGGATGTAGATGTAGCAGCCGGGAATCCTGTGCCGGTAGATATCGTGGCCGGAGTTTCGTCGGAGATTCTACGGGACAGCGTCACGGACTTGGTAACTTTCCTAGCCGGTGCCTTCCAGACGGACCCATTCGATATGCAAGCCTACTCGGGTGGCAATGTCTATATCCCAGCGGCATGGACAAATGCCGACATTGGATTCAAGGTCGCGCCGACAGTCGGCGGAACGTATATGATCCTCTACGACGACAACGGCAACCGGGTGCAGAGTACGGTGGGCGCGGTGACGAGCGAGTGTCACTCATTCCCACCCGAGGTATATGCCTGTCGCTTCGTGAGATTTTGGAGTCAGTTGGCTGGGGTGAATGTGTTACAAGTAGCTGAAAGAGACATGGTGTACGAGCTAAAGTCATGAGTGTAAGAACTAGAGCTCGACATAGGATGCGGCCTGTTCGGTCGCCTCTCCAATATCTCGACCACGAGCACACTTTCACGCCTGGCATGGCGAAGCGGGAAGGGCCGGGGCCGTTTGCGGCAGCGCCTATCATGCAGGGCGCATGGGACGGGAGCGGGACGCCGGACAGCGCGAGGTTCTCGCGTGGTGCTGGCGTTGTCGCCCCTACGTGGTACGCCAACTTTGACCAAACGCAGGGCTCTATTGTGTTTTGGGTTACGCCCGAATGGGATGGTGACGACGGCCTTGTTCATGCGTTAAGCCCGTGGGCTACCAACTGGATGAGCCTGGACAAGACCGCCGCCGGGCTCCTGGGGCTACGGATAGCCAATATCACGGGGCCGCTACATTCTGTGGACGTTTCGGCATGGACTGCTGGCACCACATACTGTATCGTGGCCCGTTGGGATGCGACCAACACACTAGACGGCGCGAATAGAATTTCTATTTCTATTGATGATGTCCATAGCTTCGGACGGGACGCAAACCTGCCCTTTTTGGGTCAGCCAGCCACTCCGGCCTACATTGGGTCCACTCAGATTCCGGTCAATTCCGCCAACGCAATCATCGAGGGCTTGACGATCTACCGCCGTGTCTTGTGGGATGGCGCATACGGCACCGACGTCGGAAATGGAGATGAGCTTGCCGCCATCTACGCCGCTGGCGCAGGCGCAGACCCGACGCTGACGACGGGTAGCTGGGACGTGGTGTTCGCCATGCCCACTGACAGCAGCACCGGCGCTCTCGTCACCGGCGCAGGCGAAGCGTGGTCGCATCCTCATTCAAGCGCGGTGCTCGACGATTCCTGGATGGAAACGACCTACGGCGCGAGTGCGTGGGGGACTGAGGGCACACCCTCCGCAGGCCCTGCTGACATTGCTGTCGCAGCTAATCAGCTCTTTGGGGCCGGCGGGTACCAAATCACTGTAGACGCAGCGGATGAGGGGATCACGCAGACGCTTGCGGGCCTAGATGCTGGCGAGAACTACGTCGTGCGTGCTGTTGTCCATTCTGACGGCACTGTGCATCCGAGGATCACGATACACGACGAAACCAACGGCGCAGACATTGTTGTATTCGATGGACCAACATATACGGGCACACATACAGGAGCAAATGGCTCCGCAACGCTCACAGATGCGACGGGTCATTTCCCACAGTCTTTGATGGGCGCGACGATCAATAATACGGCGGACGGTAGTAGCGGGACAATCACAGCTATCAGTGGGGATGGGCTAACAATCACGGCTGCTCTCGCTGGCGGCGGGGATGATGATTGGGATACCGGCGATACGTTTACGATCACATGGGATTTGGCGATTCGGCATCCCTGGGCGGAGACGTTCTGCTTCGAACTACCCACGATAGCGCGCAACGGTGTTGGCGCAGACTGCGTGAGTATCTCCGTTAAAGTGCTGTCGGCCAACAACGCAGGTACACTTTATGTTCATCAGTGCGAGGTCCAAGAGAACCTGATCGACAACCCGTCGCTCGAAACGGGCGCGGGGAATCCTTGGATACCAGACGGGTGGGTAAATCAAGGACTTGATCCCGGTGATGCGCAAGCCAGTACCGCTGGTGCGGGAATCATTCATAGCGGACGTGAGTGTATAGAGTTCCTTGGCGGTGCCGTGATAGGCGAGGGACTTTATGTTGATGCTGGTGTAGCTGGTGGGCAATTCTATATGCTGGGAACATGGGCATATGCTTCGTCTGGGCAGTTACGAATAGGGGCTTGGGCATCGAGCCGCGGGCTATTGCAGAATTCCACAACATTGTTTTCCTATCTTTCAACAGCGGCTGCGGCTTGGTCTGATACGCGTGCGATATTCCGATCCGTGTTCAATAACCTGCGTCCCCTTATCAAGGCGGAAACCGCAGGAGTTGGGTATGCTGATGATGCCTACTTGGTCGCTCTAGACGATGTCGCCCTCACGGTGACACCCGCCAGCGAAGCAAACAGCCTCGAATCAGGCGGCATTCGGGTAGACGGCTACGACGCCTTGACGCAGCCCGTGCTTAACCGGCTCAAAGCGCGAAGCGGGCATATCGTGTGGCGGGGTAGACTAAGACATGTGCCAGCCAACCTGGTGGCATTCTGGGAAGGCGCCGAGGTCACGTTGCTAGACGCCTTTGGCGCAGCAGCCAACTATGCACGGGTACGAGCGACGGTGCTCAACACAGTAGACACGCGATTCGATGATGGCGGCGGCGCGCAAACCGTCAACTGGGCTGCTGCTGGAGCATGGGCCGCAGATGACGAACTGTTCTTGGAGCTGTATTGGCGCGGCCATTTCATGCAACTCTCAGTGGCTGGGATTCCAGTAGCGACGATCAATCAGCCAGTGAACTTTGCCGTGCTGCCGACGATCCTCTACTGGGGTCTGCTCAACAGCGGCGGCACGAACATAGACACCGTGATCAAGGAGCCGTAATGGCAACCTATAGAGCACACATTACAAAAAGCGAGGCAGCGGCGGATGGGAATATCCACCTAATGTGCCAGATTCAGAAGCTTGTTTCGGAAGATCCCGCCGTGTGGGAGCTAGTGCCTAACGGACATCGCACGATGGTGATGGATGGCGGGACGGTGCTGAGCATCACGGAGCACCCCACATGGTCAGATGGCGAGAAGTTGACCGCTCTGGTAGACGAGTTCCGGCGCATCGCTGAGGGCTGGGGCATTGATGAGGCTGATGATGCCAACACGCAGATGCTCGCGTTGCTGCCCGGCGGCTTTCCGCAGAACGTGAACCTTTAACATAAGTAGACAATGCCTAAGCGATTTGTCGCCTCAATTCCACAATCGCAATTCCTACTGTCTCTAGCAAGATACATAGGATTGATGGGAGGAGTTGGGAGTGGTAAGACTGCTGCTGGAGCTGTGAAGGCGGTCAAGAAGATCAGTGAGGGGGAGGATGGGATCATCGTTGCTCCCGATTTTCCCCAGCTGTATAAGTCCACTTTTCCCGAGTTTCTGAAGTGGGCACCAATGTCTTTGTGTACAAATGCACACCTGGACCACCCACATACCCAAAAGAAGATCATGACTTTCAACATTCGGGGAAAGGAGGTCTTGGTCTACTACGGAGGAATTGAGAAAGAGAAGGGATGGGCAGGGCCAAATGTTAATTGGGCTTGGTTCGATGAGGGAGGACGGAAGCGAACTCGCTTAGCCTTCAACATCCTTGCAGCTCGAATACGCGTTGGACTTAACCCCCAACTGTGGGTCACGACAACCCCCGCAGGTATTGCTCATTGGCTATACGATGTCTTCGTTAAGGGTATCTTTGATGAGGATGTCCTAAAGATTCTTTACGAGCTGGGATACAAGGGGAAGGTCGTTGACTATTTCCATGTCACTACGGAAGACAACAAGCAGCATGTCGATCCCTTCTACTATGCGACACTCATGGGACTGTATACAGGGAAGATGCGGGAGCAAGAGCTGCTTGGCGGGTTTGTTTCCTTGGATGGGGCCATTTGGGATGATTTCGAGCCTTCCGGTAGAAACGTCACAGAGAAAGCAGATTACTTTTCTGGGGTCCCTATTGAGTGGTGGGTGGATGATGGCTTCACCGTAGGGCACCCGAGAGTCATCCTAATGGCGCAAATCATTCCTCCTTTTATCAATGTTTTCGACGAGTATGTAGCAACGTATGAGCTGCCAGAGATCTCCATCGATAATGCACTTGATCGTCCATGGCCTCTTCCGGGTTTAGCTTACGTGGACTCCTCAGCAGCGGAGCTGCGATCGCGATTATGGAACAAGAACATTGATACTATCAAGGCGACGCACAGTGTGGAGGAAGGAATAAAGAGGACGGCCTCGTGGATCCGCAACGCTGCAGGTGTTGCGCACGTTCGCTGGCATCCACGCTGTGAGTTCTCCTTGAAAGAGATCCCTGGGTATGTGAGGGACTCCGCCACGAAGAAACCGATCAAAGCGTCCGACAATGCAGCAGATGCTCTAAGATACGGTCTTTGGTTTAAGGACAGGGAAGATATTTGGGGAGAGGAAGCTGATCCTGACGCTGTTCTTGCTCAAAGAGCTCATGACAAGAGAATGATGGACGAAGCAGCCGAGCGTGCTGCACATCCAGCTTCCTTGCAGCAATACTATGCCAGCATCTGGACAGGTATGTAGGAGACATTCATGGGTATCGTCGATCCACAGGTCCAAGTGGATCTGTCCATTCAAAACAGGGCTGAGCAAGAGGCAAGCGCTCTTTCTCCCTTGGTCTTCTATCTTTCTGCTTTGGCCGACGATACCCCTACGTGGCCTACTCCACAGAGAGATGTGTACTTGGATAGGATCTGGAGAGAAGAGCCAATCGTGGCCGGCGCGGTGTATTCCATGTGTGCCAAGATCGCGGCTTTGGACTACAAGCTCACTGGTCCGCGAAAGGCAGTGAATCGGTGGAATACCATTCTCCAATCAGCAGATTTGGGGAATGGCTGGATACATTTCGTCTTCGCCCTTGCACAGGATTTGTTTACGCAAGACAATGGGGCATTCATTGAGCTGCTGAGACAGCCCGGATCCGGTAAGCACACAGCTGCCCAGGGCGTTGCCCAGCTGGATTCACAGAGATGCGTTCGTACAGGGGACCCTGTGCAGCCTGTCGACTACTATGATGTGCGTGACAATGTTCATAAGCTGCAGTGGTATGATGTCATTCCAATGGTGGACATGCCCTCCTCACGGGAAAAACATGTCGGTATCGGATTCTGTGCCATATCGAGAATCCTGCGAGCGGCTCAGACACTGAAGGCACTGAGCGTTTACAAAAGACAGAAGCTATCTGGAAAGCGTGTTCCTGGCATCCTCTTTGTTCAGGGAATTCGGCGGGGTGCTGTAGAGGAAGCGATCACACGGTCGATGGAGGCGGAGATAGAGCATCGGGGAAGGACTCTCTACACGGGTCCCGTCATTTTGGCTGGTCCTGACCCCGGTGTTCCATTGGACGCAAAGCTTATTGAACTAGCCGGCCTGCCTGATGGATTCAACGAAGATATTCTTCTGAAGTGGTACATCGCCACTTTGGCGCTTGGCTTTGGTACAGACTACTCGGAGTTCGCTCCTTTGCCGGGGGGAAACCTGGGTTCCGCTTCACAAGTTGAAACGATGGCGGCGAAGGCGAGGGGAAAGGGACCTGGCGTTATTATTCAGCAGTTTGAGTTTGGCTTCAACCACTTTGTTCTGCCGCAGTCGCTTGAGTTTCAGTTTACTTCGACTGATCCTGCGGCAGAACGTGAGAGAGTTGAGCTTTCCCACGCCAGGGCACGGGAGCGTGCGCTGAGAGTAACTTCGCAAGAAATCACGCCGCAACAGGCATTAGAACTTGCAGTTACTGAGGGCGACGCTCCCGAGTCCTTCTTGGCTCAGGCGACGATAGCCGATCCAAGAGATGAAGAAGAGGAAAGGGTCACTCATATCGTTCGATCTCTACAAGAGATGAGATCAGCCATGCAGGTTGTTATGCAGAGGTACCACCTTGGCTAGCCAGGATACAGGATCGGTTCGCGGAGCAGACCCGCATTTTCGATCAACAGCATTTGCTGCTGGCTCAGTAACACCCGGTGGCGAGCTGTATGGTCTTCTCCCTGTCTTTCCTGATTTGTGGACGCTTCAAGATGTTCGCCTGGAAATTCTTAACTGGCTAGGGAGAGTGGGATCCTCGGGATCCGATTTGTATAGGCAGACGGTTCTTTCGTGGAAAAGGCATCCAAGATTCAAGGTCATCAAGCAAAGCTTTCTTGCTTCTGGTGACATGCTTGTTTTGGCCGGTCTAAGTCCAACTCAGCCCAGCCCTGGTGGCTCGAAAGAAATGGATCTTGCTGCCTTATACACACTGATCGACTATGGCACTGGGGAACACTGGATTGGCCCGAAGGAAGAGGGAGGATTTCTCTTCTGGTCCAATCCCTATGCGCCGAAAACGGCTCCTAGCTTCCTCATGTCTTTCCCCGGATTGAATACACGAAAGCGGGACAGGACAGGGAACTACGTAAAGAAGTACGAGAGGGTCAAGCATCCTGGTGTTGAGCCTCGTGGATTCTCTGCCTCTATCGCTCTTGAAATGCAGAAGAAAATGGCAAGAGAAATCGGGCCTGTTCTTCAGGCCGCGATCGCTAAAGGCGGAGCTGGACCGAAGCCGACCGTTGCGATAGTAACGACATAATGCCATACACCATCGTTATGCAAGGCGGACAGCATTGTGTGTTCAAGAAGTCCCCAGACGGAACAGCCGCAGGGAAGTCAATGGGATGTCACGATAGTAGGGAGGCCGCAGTGGCGCAAATAGGTGCGATTGAGTCTTCTGAGGAGCGTAGGCAGAAGGACCTCCTTGTTCAACTGGTCGCGGATCTCGCATGGCGACTTGGGATGAACACGGGTGCTATCCCCAAAGACGGTTCCGTGCAGCATCACCTGCAGCTTCCGCGAGTTGGTGTGGTGTCATGGCCTGTGAAAAAGGAGAATGCCTTAGGATCTCCTTTGGTATGGCTTGACGAGGTAGCAGAGATAACTCCGGAAACGTGGGACAAGATTGCAACCTACCTTGCGGGGAAAACACACAAGGGATGGGGCATGGAGCATTCGCACAGGCAAGTAAACCTGTCTGTGGACAAAGTTCTTTCTGAGCAGGAAGAGGGAGCGTCGGTGACCGAGGAGACGCGGAAATCAGACGGGACCAGTGTTCTTCCAGCCCCTGCTCTGTTGGATATAAAATCAGGAGGGCAAGAGAAAGCGGTCCTAGAGGATGGAGTAGGCACCTGTGTTTGCAAGGAGTGCGGCTACTCCGGAGACCACTCGAAGGGTGCAGCTTGTGTAGACAAGGTCTGCCCCGATTGTGGAGCACCTCTCATGGGAACGCGAGCAAAGCCGAAGAGTTGGAAGGATAAGTTCTCCCAGGTGTGGTCCTCGTTGGGGCAGATGCTGACGAAGGAGTTAGCACCAGAGCCTGCGATCACCAAGGGGCAGAACGTGTTCTTCACCACAAAGCAGCATGATGGACAATATCGTTGGGTATCGATTTCGTCCACTGCTTTCATGGACCGTGAGTTTGACATCGTATCCTCCAAGGCATTGGAGAGGTCTGCAGACAGTGTGGTCAAAGACCGTGGTCCACTGCGTTTTTGGCACGTGAGGGGTGTCGACTTCGGCAACTGCGACTTTGCGATGCACGATGGGTTGTGTCTGATAGAATCCGGCCTGTGGTACAACGATGCAGTTAGCCAGCAGGCCAGGAAAGAAACATCGAGGCACCCTGAAAGATGGGCGATCAGCATTGCATTCCTTTCTGACCCAACAGATAAGGAACGCAACGTCGATGTGCGAGGAAAAAGAGTCAATAACGTTTATCACAGCATTGCGATCCTAGAGAGATCATTACTTCCTGTCCAGCAGTCTGCGAATGTCTTCTCTCGGATCACTACTGAAGGAGAACCAGAAATGTTGCAACACAAGATTGCCATTCTCCGAGAGCTGCTCGGCGATGAACTGGCCACGAAAGCAGTCTCTCAGGCGGATGGAATCAATGCTAAGTCAGTCGAGCCGGATGCCATCTTCAAGGACGAGGAGATCTCACGAGATAACCTGGTGAAAGAGCTCTTGATGATGGTCGACGCGGAGGAAAACGAAGATCACAAGCAGATACTCAAGAGTGCTGCTGTCTTCGTGTCACACATTCCCGACCAGGAGGAGAAGGAAGACACCCAGGAACCTGACCCAAATGACTTGTTCATAAAGGCGATGGGTGACCTGCCAGACTGTGAACTCAAGGTAGCCTTCCTCTCCTTGGCTGAGAAGGCCAAGAAGAAGAAACAGGAAGATGAAGAGGAAGACGAAGACGACGAGGATGGTAAGGACGGCAAGGCCAAGAAAAAGGCCAAAGAAGTCGCCTCCGATCCACCGAATTTCACTGCTGACGAAGGGCAGGAAGCTCTAGCCGGCTTGGTGAAAGAGATGTCTGACCAACTCGCCTCCGTCTCATTTGAGGTACAGGCGCTGCGACGGAATCAATCGACTCGCGCATCGCTTACTCGTCCGTCGACCGATCCAAAAACCGTTGATCCTAATGCTACTGTAGCGGCGAAGGAAAAGGCCGACCAAGAAAGCGTCGGGGCAGGTGTTGTCCAGGACATGGGCGATGCCCTAATGGACACATTCCTCGGTGGAGGGAACAAAAGTGGATAGGCAAACAGTTGCAATTTTGGAGGGCATCAACAAGACTCTCGCCCTCCTCGCTGGTAATCAAATCCAGCAAAAGGCGATCTCCGGTGTTCCTAATGCACAGCTCGTCTTCGGACCAAAGGGCTTCTTCAGCAACTTTGGTCTTGAAGACACGGTTATCAATGCGTCTATTTCTCCTCGGGGCATGTCGGGTATGATTCCGGCAATCCCAACAGTCTACCTGAACCCAATCTACCCCTTCCTCACCGGCTTTGAGGGGGATGGATCGGCTGAGCCGGATGGCCCCTGTGATGACGCCCCTGGTGGTGTTCTCGAGGTCTGTCATCAGACTGCTGCCTTTGGCCGTGTGGCACGAAGCTCGAAAGAGATGGAAGTCAACACGCTAATGCAGGTGTTGAATAACAAACTCACCACAGATCTTCGCCTTCTAGGTGATGTCATTGGTGAGGGTCATCAGCTGTTGACTCAGGAAGGTGTTCCCAAGGGCGGATGGCTGAACTCTGTTGTTCAGTCGCAGCTCGTCATCATCGGCATTGAGTTTCAGCGGTGGCTTACGAGGATGCTTTTCCAGGGCAACCCTGTGAACAACACCAACGGCGGATATGCGGAGTTTCCTGGACTTGAGATCCTGGTCTCGACTGGAAAGGTTGACGCACTCAGCCAGTCTCCTTGCCCTGCTTTGGATTCAGACATCAAAGACTTTGGATTCAACAGCATCGATGGAGCCTCTCCTAGCATCGTTCAGTATCTCTCGATGATGATGCAGTATCTGACCCACAACGCCGAGCGCATGAGCCTCGATCCTGTGGACTGGGTCATTGCTATGCGACCGCAGCTTTTCTTCGAGCTGAGCGCCGTATGGCCCTGCCAGTATCTCACCGATCGATGTGCAAACTCTGCGGGTACGAATGTCGTGATCATGAATGATGCGACGAATGTGAACATGAGAGACGAAATGCGGAGGGGAAAGTACCTCTGGATCAACGGTCTCCAGGTTCCGGTCATCACTGATGACGGTATTTTCGAAGACAATAACGCGACCAATGCAAACCTGATCCCTGGTCAGTTTGCCAGCGACATCTACATCCTTCCGCTTCGGGCGAAGGGGATGAGGACGTTGTACTGGGAGTATCTGGACTACTCACAGGCTCAGGGCGATCTGGCTGTGCTACGGAACAAGGGACAGTTTTGGGTTACCGATGGGGGCCGATACATGTGGAGCATGCAGAACTTGAATTACTGTTTCAAGTTCCAGGGGAAAATTGAGCCCCGAGTGGTGCTCAGGACTCCCCAACTAGCCGGTCGTCTCGAGAACATCATGTACGAGCCGCTCCAGCATCTGCGTGAGCCCTTCCCATCCAGCCCGTACTTCGAGAAGGGTGGAGACGAGTACTACCCGACGCCGCCAAGCTACTACAAGGAGTGGTAAACACTTCGTTTGTAGGAGCTAGTTGCATCCACCCACAGAGGTGGATGGGGATTGAAACGTGGTTCTGTGTGTCGTATTCATCAGGGAGGGCTTCGGCCCTCCCTTATCAGGAGGGTAACCAGCAATGTTGGAGGAAACGCAACACGATAGGTATTTGAGACTACGAGAGCAAGTGCAACAGAGGTATGAGAACATCCGTCAGTTTGCTAAAGAAGAGCAGCTGTCGGATTTTTGGGTGAGTGGTGCGTGGAGGGCGGAAAAACTTCTCCTACCACATCCTGACTTTGATTTCATGGGAAAGCCTGGTCTTCGGGGCAGAATGGGAACCAACCCTGCGAAGTACAATCTGGTGAAGACGTGGTTGGAGGACAACTTTGATCAGCGGTTGACCAAGGCTGCCCTGGTTGTAGATCAGTTTGGTGGCGTTCCCCAAACCAACCTTCTAGGAAAGACGGTGAACTGGGATGTCACCAAGTTCTTGTTCTACGCGTATGTGGCTGCAAAGGAAACGGGGGTGCCAATAAGACAGACAAAATCAATCCTTGACTGGGGCTCTGGCTATGGTGGCCAACCAAAGATCTACAAGCGGATGGGACACGATTCGCTAACCTATACGATTGCTGACTTTCCTCCGGTTTGTGTGCTTCAGTGGTTGTACCTATCCGTCCTCTTTGGGGAGGATGCGGTCAACCTGATCACTGTGGAGGGGAAGGAAGCAGAGAAAGGGAAGATAAATATCATCCCCTCATCCCTCGTCCTAAGAATGAGCAACGAAGCACTGGGAAATCCTGAGTTGTTTATTTCAACAAACGCGTTGAATGAATGCCCGGCAGAGGTCGTTCGCACTGTGGTCGAGGACAGAGACTGGTTCGGAGCGACGCGACTGCTCATACGAATGAGCGGAAAGCCTATACCACCAAAGGAGGGAAACTTGGAAGACAGCTACGATCTCCTTGCCGCTGTGACATCCTTCGGTGGAAAACAGGCTGTAAAGAGAATCGACTTTGATTCCAACATCCTAATTGGGAGCAGGTAGACATACGACTCCAGGAGGGTCAGAATGAGTGCACCTATATGGGTATTCGTCACAGGGACGTATCGTACAGGATCAACAACGCAGAATAGAATAGCGGCTGCCATAGTTGAACACGCAAACAGGGGAAGGGGGATAGGCTATCACAAGGAGAGTAGGCTGGTGGAGCACGACAAGGACGAAGACGAGCTCGTCATCTGCAAAGTCTTTCGGTATCTACCAGACGAGTCAGAGACAGCTGCGCGGTTCTTAAAGGAGGGGCGCATTCGGGTGGTAGGAACTGTTCGAGATCCTAGAGACATCTTCGTCTCCATGCAGGAGCGAGCAAGACGCTCTGGGAAGATCGGTGAGTTTTCTGGGAAGACAGTGATAAATGAAAAGCTTCCCATGTGGCTTGGCTGGTTTGACATGTGGGTAGATAAAATTCCAAGAAACATGATCCACGTCTCAAAGTTTGAGGTGATGATTGAGGATCTATCTGCAGAGGCATTGCGGATCGCCACTTTCTTGGGCATCGCCATCTCCCTAAAAGAGGCAAGGACACTTACCAACCCATTCAGGTTGCCAGATCAGCAGAAGGCAAAAGATGAGTACTGGAAAAAGAGAAGGAAGCTGGAGAAGGCAGGGGAGAATCCCCCCAGAGAGCACCCGGTGCTCCCTTCTCTTCCTGCTGTCGTGTTCGGAACTTCTGGCCACTGGAAAACCTGGCTGAATCACACTCAGGTGAGGATGATTGAAAGAAGCTGCAAAAAATACATGGCTCGCTGGGGGTACAAATGAAGATTGTCATCCCCACCTGCGACAAGTATGTGCATACGATTCACGCACATGTTCACTTCCTCCACAAGCTGTGGCCTTCCTGCCCATACGAGGTGCTGGTGGTCGTTGGAGGATCTGCTCCCGTTCCTCATGCCAAGGAAATCAATGCTAGGATAGAGCACCTTGGTCAAGATAGGCTGTGGGCCAGCAACTTTCTTGAGACGCATAAAAGGTTCCTTCAAGATGATCAATTTTTCATCTTGTGCATGGATGACTTGGTCCCGTTTCATATTGATGGCGTTCTCATCGAGGAGGCAGTAACAGTAGTCTCTGCAGATCGTGTCGTCAATCAGATTCGGCTGGCGGAGCGTTGGGTCAAGCGACCACTAGAAAAGCCACACGATCGCTATGGGCCTGACAATATCTACGTGCATATGCGCAGAGATAGGTATACGTACTCAAACAAGGCCACCCTGTGGAGATCGTCAGTTCATCAATCGATTCTTGAGGGAGGAGAGACATCAACACGCACAGAAGGAAATGGCACTGCCAGGCTAAGAAGTAGAGGAGGGATGAACCTTGGGGCTACCCACGCTACCCTGGAGCAGATGAATTGGATCTCCCATCGGGGACGAAAGGACAAGTTCGTAACCAGGTGGATTGAGCGTCACTGGTGAAGATTGTCATTCCCACTTGTGACAAGTATGCCCATACTATCCCGGCACACATTCATTTTCTTCGGAAACTTTGGCCACAGTGTCCCTACGACGTGATTGTCATCACAAACGAAGAGAACATAGACGTTGATGCAACGGTCATCAAGCTGGGAAAAGATCTTGGCTTTGCGGACAATCTGCATTTGTTCCTTCGCCATCACATGCATGACGAGCTAATGATGCTCTGCCTAGATGATCTCATCCCCGTAGAGATTTATCCGCGAAGGATTGCTCGGGCGCTAGCTGCCCTAACTGAAGATTCCTCAGTCTGCATGGTTAGGCTGTCGAAGAGATTCACAACGAAGGGGACGCCGTACAAACGCGATGCTCTTTTCGTTAGGATGGCCAAAGATAATCCGTTTTTGTTTTCACAAAAGGGAACCATTTGGCAAACAGGTGTGTTTCGTCGGTTGCTACGAAGACATGCTACTCCATGGACAGCGGAGCGAATAGGCGCAGAAAGAGCAAAAAGCGTGAAAGGCAAGTTTCTTGGAGCAACCAAGCCGATTCTCGTGCAAAGAAACTGGTTCACGCATGGGAAGAGGGATAAGAAAACGACAATATGGATTAGGGAAAACTGGTGAACATCACAATAGTTGGGCTGGGAAAGTTGGGGGCACCGATAGCGGCTGCCATCGCCAGTAGAGGCCATGATGTCATTGGAATAGACAAAAACAGAAAGGTTGTGGATAAGATTAACGCAGGGATTTCTCCTGTGGATGAGCCCCACATGAAGCAAATGATGTCCGCTGTAAAGGGGAGCTTTTCCGCGTCCACTGACCTGAAGCAAGGTGTGCATGGTGCAGATGTCATTGGTGTACTGGTACCAACACCCAGCCTGAAAAATGGGAAGTTTTCTCATGAATATGTGCTGGATGTGTGCAAGCGGATCGGAAAGGCCATCCGAGGTACAGTGCCATATGGAGACAGTAGAATCATCTCCGTGATGAGTACGCTCATGCCAGGAACGATGGAGGAAGTGATCAAGCCGGCGATCGAACAGGCGTCGGGATACGCCTGTGGTGACAGCTGGGAACTTGCATACAATCCTGAGCTTGTTGCCATAGGCAGTGTCATAGAAGACTACCTGAACCCGAACCTTGTTATCGTGGGACAGTCTGGTCAGCAGGCTGGAGTTGGTTTGGTCGGCTTTATACTCTCAACAATGCTGGTAGAACCACATCAGATTCACCAGATGTCACTCACTAATGCAGAGATTGTCAAGATGGGGATCAACATGTTTGTTTCTTCGAAGATAGCATTCGCAAATCTTCTTGGGGACATTTGTGAGCGCTTCCCTGGTGGTGATATCGACTTGGTCTCCGCTGCTGTTGGATCTGACTCTAGGGTCGGAAAGAAATACTTCATAGCGGGAATGCCGTATGGGGGAACCTGCTTTCCTCGAGATGTGAGGGCCTTTGAAGAGATTGTAGAAGATCTTTGTATCCCAGGCAACTTTCCATGGGCTGTAAGCAGATCCAATAAGGCTAGGTGGAGAAGACTTGTTGATATTGCTACCGGATGTCTCAGTGAAAAAGGTACTGTTGCCATTCTAGGGTTGTCATACAAATCGGGAACTCCATGTATGATTGGATCGCCTTCCATAGAACTAGCTAGAAGGATGGCAGCTAAGGATGTAAGAGTTGTAGGATATGACGAGAGGATGAGGCAGATGTCTCTTCCAGAATTCATTGAGCCTTGGTCTCTAGGGGCTTGTTTGAAAAAGGCAGACGTCATAATCATCGCAAATCGCACAGAGCAGTTTGCCCAGATTTCTCAGTCTGATTTCGAGCAGAGGCAGAAGCAGGGAACAGTTGTTGACTGCTGGAGAATTCTCAGGGGCAAAATACAGAACTCCAAGAAGATCAAGATGCGCTACATTGGTGTATCGGAGCAAAGATGAAGGCACTTGTAACAGGTGTGTCAGGGTTCATCGGCGGACATTTGGCAAAGCGGTTGAAGGAAGAAGGGTATTGGGTACGTGGAGCAGACATTGCTAAACCACGGTATGGCCCTATTCCATGCGACGATTTCTTCTTTGGTGATCTGCGAGACAGAGCCACGTGCTATATCGCTGTGGATGGAATAGATGAGGTATACCACTTGGCGGCTTCTATGGGAGGTATGGGCTTCATCTCCTCTCACAGCGCATCCATTCTGCATGACAACCTACTTATAGACACACATATTCTTGAGGCTGCAAGGACAGGCGGAGTAGGTCGCTTCTTCTACAGTTCCTCCGCCTGTGTCTACCCAAATTTCAAGCAGGAACGGACAGACATTCTAGGACTAAAAGAGGATGATGCTTACCCTGCCGATCCTCAGGATACCTATGGCCTAGAGAAGCTGTGTATGGAGCAACTCTGCCTTTCCTATGCAGAAGACTATGGGATGACTACGCGGATTGCTCGGTTTCATAATGTCTATGGGCCGAAGGGATCTTGGAATGATAATGCAGAGAAGGTTCCTGCTGCTCTTTGCAGAAAGATTGCTGAAGGAAAAAGAACCTCCTGGGAACCGAGGATAGAGATCTGGGGTGATGGAGAGCAAACGCGATCATTTATGCTGGTAGATGATTGCATCGAGGGGATTCTTAGGCTTATGCGCTCGGACTACCCGTATCCTCTCAATTTGGGCAGTGACAGGCTAGTCTCTATCAATGAGCTTGCCGACATCATCGCAGAGATTGCAGGTGTGAGGATACAAAAGAAGCATATCGATGGTCCACAGGGTGTTCGTGGTCGAAATTCGAACAACGATAGAATCAACGAAATCCTAAAGTGGGCTCCTAGCATTCCCTTAGAGGCAGGACTCTCAGTTACCTATAGGTGGATTGAGGATAACGTACTTCAGGAAAGTTTGTAGCAAGGAGACCTGCAGGTGGGTGGATCGCTATCGGCAAACGAGGATCTCCAAAAACTGGTCGAAGAAATTGCTGAAGCATTGTCCATTGACGTGTTCATCGAAACTGGTACGCATCGAGGTGATACAGCTATGTGGGCTGCATCCCGCTTCAGGGATGTTTATACGATTGAGAAGAGCATGAAGGGATACCTGGCGATGCAGCATGTAGCAGAGGAGGCGGGGGTGGAGAACCTCGTTGCCCTTTGGGGAGACTCCGGTTCTCTCCTTCCAGATCTTCTAAGTCTTGTAAAAGAAGGGCCTATCCTCTTCTGGCTCGACGCTCACGATGGTAAGCACAGGCCTCCGATCAGAGAAGAGCTAGATGCTATCGCACAGCATCCGTATAACCATGTCATCTTCATCGATGACGCCCGTCTATTTGGCCGACAGGGGCTTGAGGGGTGGCCAACACTGGAGGAGATCGGTTGTAGGTTAGAGGATAGCATCGTTATGTTGGTCCGCGATGCAATCGTAGCGTATCCGCCACAGTACGAACAGCTTTTGCGCCCAATCATTTTTTCTGTGCCAGGAGCGACTGGGCTTTAGAGGATGACGGAATGGATTCAAAGCAACTGGTGGACCTTCAGGAGGGTCAATATGTCCAAAGAGTATAGCTTGATTCTGGGACGCTTTCAGGTGCCGATGCCACACAGGGGGCACTTCGCGTTGATAGACAAGGTTCTCAGTGAGGGACGGCGCGTTGTCATCGCCCTAAGAAAAGAGGATGGAACAGACAGCAACCCCTTCACTCAAGCGCAAAGAACGGTAGCCTTCGAGGCCTTCTACAAGGAGGAGATTGCAGAAGGGCGCATGATAATCATCAATGTGCCAAACATCGTTGAGGTCGTCTACGGAAGGACTCCAGGATGGGAAGTTCGAAAAGTGAGCGCGCCAAGAGCGTCCAACGTGAGCGGAACGGCGATACGAGAAGACGGGGGACATCGCATTTATTGGATAACGGGAAACTCCGGTGCTGGGAAGACCACGATAGCAAACGAGCTCCTGGGTCCCTTGAATGCTGTGAACCTGGATGGGGATGAGATGAGAGCTTCGATCTCTCTAGGAGCTGGTTTCTCGATCGAAGAGAGACTTGCCCATAACATTCGAGTGGCACGGCTGGCCAAGCAATTAGTTAAATACAGAAACGTTGTTGTGTCTGTAATAGCCCCTACGGAGTCTATCAGAAATTCCGTTGAGGATGCAATGGCTCCCACCCGTCCTTGGTGGATCTATCTCGATCGAAACCTATCTCCGAGGGAGGGTTATCCATACGAATCTCCTCAAGGAAGAGAACGCTGCATGACGATCCTTAACACCCCAGGAATATGGACTCCTGCACAGGTTGCTGCTCGCATTCTGGCAGAGATCAAGAAGCTGTAGCATGAGAATAATCAAGCTCACTAGGGGCTATGCGACAAAAGTGGATGACGAAGACTACGAGGAGCTATCGAAGTACAGGTGGCATGTGTGTACAATGCAAGGTGGTCCAAAAGCGGTGCGCAATGTCCCCAGAGTCAAAGGAGAGAGACCAGGGACAATCTATATGCATAGGCAGATCATGAAAGCGCCCAAGGGGGTGCTCGTTGACCATGTAAACCATGACACACTCGATAATCGTAGGATTGCGAACCTTCGCGTGTGCACGAGATCTCAAAACGCCGCGAATCGAAAGAAGACTAGGGGAAGTTCCAGATTTAAGGGTGTCTACTGGGACAAACCGAAGAAGAAATGGCGTGCTCAAATACTTGTATCGGGACATTACAGGAATCTTGGGCGCTTTGTGAATGAAGCAGATGCCGGCTGTGCCTACAACGTTGCTGCTCTTGAGGCATGGGGTGAATTTGCCTTGTTGAATGATGTTCCTTCTCCTCACGTTGGGGGTGTGCAAGCATGAAGGAAATAAAGCTACACCTTATTCCACCCCCGAAGCCTGAGGAGAAACTTCGTAGCGGTGTTGACATTGTGATTCGACGAATGCACAACATGCTCCCAGACTATGGGATCTCTTTTGTAGGAAGCGAGAAAAACGCGGACTTGTTTGCGGGACATATACATTCACATAACATGCGAACTCGCAAGATAGATGTTCTTCACTGCCATGGGTTGTACCCAACAGCCGAGCCTGCTGAGATGGAAAATTGGATGTGGAGAATCAACCAGTTGGTCATTGATTCGGCGCGGGAGGCATCAGTCGTCACTGTGCCAAGTCCGTGGGTGGCTGAGCTATTTGCAAGAGATATGGGGTTCTGGCCAGAGGTGGTGCCACACGGATTGGGCTTTGATGAATGGCCAGAAAAGCCATACTCATTTGATTCACCGGTAGTTCTTTGGAACAAGAATAGGACCTTTGGTGTTTGCTCCCCTGAGTCCCTAGACGAGCTAGCCCAAGCGGCATTGGGTACGCAGTTCATCACGACATTCGGCGAGCGTGCCACAAATGTGTCCGTCATTGGCTCTATGACTTACCAAGAAATGAAGAAGGTCGTCTACTCCTCAAACATCTACTTTGCTCCAACAAAGGAGACGTTTGGAATTGGTATACTAGAAGCAATGGCTGCTGGTCTTCCTGTACTTGGTTGGCGATGGGGGCATCTTCCATTTCTTGTGCGGCACAAGAAAGAGGGGTACGTTGCTGAGCCTGGAAATATGGAAGACACACTGAGAGGCCTTCAGTACATCCAGGACAATCACCAAGAACTAAGCCGAGCAGCTAGGAAGCGTGCGTTGGAGTATACGTGGGCGAAATCGATGGGCAGGTATCGCTCCGTCTATGATTTGGCCCTGAGGAATATCGCCAGAGATAGGGAAGGTCATATCTCTGTCATCATTCCTTGCTACAACTATAGCTCCTTCGTGGTGGAGGCCATTGAATCAGTCAAGGCGCAAACGTATGACAATTGGGAGTGCATCGTTGTGAACGATGGATCCAAGGATGACTCCTTGCAGGTGATTCGTGCTGCTGTTAGAGGAGATAGCAGATTCACCGTGATTGACCAACCGAATCAGGGTGTGGCTGCTGCTAGAAATAGCGGCGCCATGGCATCCTCTGGTGAGTTCCTCTCTTTCCTTGACGCAGACGATAGGATGCTGCCAAACTTCTTGGTTGATCTTCTCACGGGCATCACTCAGAAGGCGACTCTCGGTTTGGTTTATGGAAAACTTGCTACGATAAATGAGGCCGGAGAGGTCAGCAGAAGAAAGTCTGACTGGCCCCCTAAGTTTAGAATGGATCAACAACTGAAAAATAGATGCCAGGTCCCATCGTGCAATATGATGCGAAGACGGGCATTTATGCGAGCAGGAGGGTTTAGACAGCACGCTGCTCCTGCAGAAGATGCTGAATTGTGGACGAGGATTCCTTTGATCGGCTACGATGTCGAACGCTGCACAGAGGAAGCTGTCTATCAGTATCGTGTTCATAAGATGAGCTCCACGGCGCAAATCAGAAGGGCAGAAAAGGAAGAACCTCGCTGGTTGGCATGGCTTCCCGTTGCCAACGGTGGGCCAATTCCATTCGCTGCTCGAATAGCTCCAGATAACAAAGTTTCCCACCCTGTTCCCAACTACGACAGGCCGGAAGTCAGTTTTGTTATCCCTGTTTGGGATGGACACAAGACTCTCTTGCAAGACGCCCTGGAGTCCATTGCCGGTCAGATCGATGATCGATGGGAAGTCATCGTTGTGGACGATACGAAGGAAGGAGACCTGGAGGACTACGGCTCTGTTCCGTACAGAGATGCTTACCCGTGGGTGCGGTGGGTACGAAATCAAAAGATCGGAAACGTTTCTGCAGCAAGAAATATCGGCGTGATGCATACTCGAGGAAGGTATCTCACTTTCGTGGACGCGGATGACTACTTGATGCGGGGATATGTTCACGAAACCCTCTTGGCTGCTGAGGAATGCCCAGATGATGCCATGTTTTTCTATTCCGACTGGTATGCATTGCCAGAAGGGAAAGCCCATAGAGCTGAGCCATGGAATCTGGACCGTTTGAAGTTGCACGCCCTGTTTGCAATCACCTTTCTCCACCCGAGAAAGGCGTTCTTCGACATCGGTGGGTTCGACGAAAATCTGGCACTGTGGGAGGACTGGGACTACGAAATCAAGTTGGGTATGAACGGCTATGGAGGCGCAAGGGTTCCGCTTCCGCTCTTCGCATATCGATACGATACCGGAGTACGCAGAGAGGAGAGTTTAAGAAACAAAGACGCTCTCCTCCTAGAGATAAGAGGGAGGTACTCTGATATGACTCCAGCCGCGAGGCGTGGTTGAGGGAATCGTAGGACACGCACGCGCTCCGTGCGAGCGCGATCAAGAATGCGGCCTGGTTCGATCCGTCTGGATGCTCCCAAGACGTCCTCTGCAGTGGTGAAGAGAGAGCAGAAGAAAAGATTCGAACAAGTTCAGGTGGAGTTCCTCTTAGACATCATGGGCGCTCGGTCATTCCCTCTGCCGTCGAGACGAAAGTACAGGTTTGATGCAGGAGCCAGGAAGAGAGTTCGCATGCCTAGACAGGATGCGGATGAGCTGGTACGCCGTTTTGGAAAGACGACATTCAAGATCCTTTCATAGGAGGAGATATGGCAAAGGCGACTACTCCGACACTCCTCAGCTTGGACCAGTGGGCAGAGGAGATGCAATTCGATCCACGACTTTTCAATCAAGTGATCACAACACAGATCCCGGAGGAACGAGGGACTCACGATTTGTGGTATCAGCATGGGTGGCAGCAGTCAGGCAAAGCAAGCAGGCAGCAGGTAGCTGATGCTATAGCCAAGGCAGAAGACCTGATGTCTATGCATACTGGATTCTGGCTAGCTCCAAAGTATGTGGCAGATGAGCGCCAAATATATCCACAGCCTAGAATCGCACCGGAGATGAACTATCCCCGACACAGGAAGACTGTGAACCTGAAGCACACGCGCTTTATAGGGGGTGGACGAAGATTCGTAAGCCTGATTGAAGCAGGCGTGGACATCTCCGGATCGAGTATCGATCGTGACGGAGATGGCTTTAACGAGATCATGCGCTTCGAGATCATTCATGCCGATGCTTCGTCGTGGCTGCCTGCTGAGATTGCTGTGTATCCAGCAGGGGAGACAGACACGACCGTCGAAGAGAGTATCCGAAATCTAGAGGTGTGGATTTCTGGAACGACCATTACGATAGAGGGACAATCGGTGTGGTTTGTCAAGCCCACTCTGTGGGACGGGATGGGCAAGTTTATAGATGGCAATGATCCAGCTTCTTTCCTTGCCAACGTCGATGTCTACAGAGTATACTCAAGAAGCGATACGAACGAATTCGCTCCCATCGTCTTCGGGTGGCAAGACAGTGCGCTAGCACCTCTTGCTTTTGGTGAGCAATATGGCCTTCTACAGCCATGGCTTCCAGAGAAAGGAATAGCATCGCTGGTTCCAGCAAAGTGGGATGACACGGACAGTGAATGGAATCTCCTACAAAGTTGGACACGGATACCGCAACTTGTACGACTCTATTACCTATCCGGGTGGCCTTCAGATAAGTTTGGGCGGATGTCGTCTCCCTTCGCTCGAACAGTCGCGGCTTTTGCCACGGCCTTGCTGACGGGACCAGTTTCTGGAGGAGGAGAGTCGATAAACAAGATATTTTCGTACTGGCAAGAGATCCCGCAAGATGACAGCATGACGTTTCAGCAGGCATCCAACCCATTCGGACCACAACGAGGCGCTTGGGAAGCATGGAAAACTGTCTCGAACTTCTATGCATCACTTGAGGGGATTACAGTCTAGGCTTTGGAAAGCCCCTGGAGGTATCAGAAATGTCTGAAAGAGTATTCCAAACGGGGCATGGTCGGGTTTTCCTTCAAGTTAGCGGGGCTAACCCCAATAGCTCGATGGTCTACCAGGGAATGGCACGTCTTGGCTCGTTTGCCAAGGCTGAGGGAGAAGTGTCCCGCGTGCAGATTCCCTCTCGACTTGCCTACGATCGATTTGAGGATATTGATGTGGTCAGCGGCGAGAGCTCGTTGCCAACGACTAGCATGATTGCTCGCTTTGGCCTCACCAACCCCATCCTCTCTGCAGTTTGCCCGATGCACATCCAAGCGCATTATGGAAAGTGTGGAAACCCCCAAGACCAGAATGGGGGATGGGAAAAAATCCTTGCTTATGAGAAAGCAAGGTTCACCAACCGATCGGGTGATGAGCAAACGGCACTGGACGAGGCCGGGAGGGCCACAATCCTCTTGACCGGCGACATCACAGCTCGAATGCTGTGGGAGATCGACCAGATGGCCCTCGCTGAGACGTGTGCAGCGCAGATCGACAAGGAAGTCGTCGATGTCACCATTGATGACTACATCTCCTGCGGCGAATGTGGCTACGAAAGCGAAGGAGAGAACCGCATCTTTGCCGTGACAGTTGGGTATACTACGGGATCTCCTGGTTTGCCCGCCGAGCTGATCGTGTCTCTCGATGGTGGACTAACCTGTGAGCAGTATGACATCGACACGTTGGCAGCTGATGAGGACCCGTCTGCAGTGGCCCTTGTCGGTGGTGTCAATGTCGTTGTTCCATCTGCTGATTCACTCTCTCTCCACTATGTGGATCTTGATGATCTGGATACGTGGCAAGAAGTGGCTGCTGGCTTCATTGCCGGTGGTGGCCCGAATGACATTCACTCGCACAGCTCAACGCAGTCCTGGCTTGTTGGTAATAGTGGGATCATCTACTCAATGGCCAACCCAGCAGACGGCGTCACCGTCATCCACAACGCGGTCCTGACGGCGCAGAACCTGATTGCGGTCCATGGGTCAGATAGTCGAAACATCGTTGCAGTAGGCGCAGCCGGTGTGATTCTGTTCTCGTCCAATGGTGGTGCCACCTGGGCGGCCATCACGAGCCCGACTGTGCAGATCATCAATACCATCTGGATGCGGACTCGGTTCTATTGGATGATTGGTGATGCTGGTGGGCGCATGTATTTCACCACAGATGGCGGTGTGACTTGGACGGAGAAAGTATTCGGATTGAGTGGGCAAGGAGAGGTCCATGGAATCGCCTTTTCACATCACCCGGATTCTCCTTTTGGGTTCATGACGGCAACTGACGGTGCAATGGGATACGTCTTCCGGTCTTTGGATGGTGGAAGTACCTGGTATCAGCTGCCAGACACTGCAGCTGCCACTCCTGCGAACATTCACTTGAATGCAATTGACGCCGGAATAAGTGGCAACTTCTGCGTCGCTGGCGGTCTTCGTGCAGGAACAGACGGCATCCTGATGATTGGATCCTAGTGAGTGACGGGGGTGGTGGGCGGGTTTTCGGACCCTCCTGACACCTGCCGCCCCCGTTGCTCTGCTTTTGAACCAGGAGGGTCAACCTAACTAGGAGGGTTATTCGTGACCGACAAACCGCAATCACTGGAAGAAACGACAGACAAGCCATTGTCACTGGAAGAGGATAAGGAGCTGTCAGCTGCTCTGGATAAGGCAAGTGAGAGTATGGAGCAGCTTCCAGACGATTTTACCTTTGTGACATCCACGGGGGCTGTGATTGAAGCAATAGAGCCGCCAGACAACATCATGCAGAGGGTCCTAGCCCAGTTTCCTGAGCGTGATCCTCCCATCGTTACTATCACACAAGGTTCCAAAACGTGGAAAGAACCAAATGCAAACGATCCAGACTATGTAAGAAAGCGTCGACGCAGGATGGTCCTGCTTGGCGAAGCGGTGCTGAAGGTAAACATGTTCAGGGGAATGGTCATTCTGGAGCTCCCCAAAGACCAGCCGAAGTACGAAGATGATACAGAATGGATTGAGGAGTATGAAGCCATTGGACTAGACGTTCCCGGCAAGGAACAGAAGACCGCCAGGTACCTCGAGTGGCTGCGCTATCGAATCCTGCCATCGGCAATGGACATGGAAGGTTTGAGGAAAGCAGGCAACCGTCTTGAGGGCATCAAAGAGGAGGACGTAGAGGCCGCTATGGCCACGTTTCTCCCTCCAAGTGGACGGGATGCCGATTCAGGAGTGGATAGCGGAGCATGACGAAAGGGATCCATTCTCGTCCTTCACTGGCCCCGAGTACCAATACTCACCAGGTTTCATGTGCCGGCTGGCAGCAGATGCAACTGGCATTTCGTGGGTTGACTTCATAGCGTTGCCATACTACGATCGTGCTAGAATAGTGGCCTTTCATAGGTCTAAGAGTAGTCTGGCTTGGGTAGAACAAAAGAAGAGTCAGATAAAGGCTAAGAGGACACCGAAATAATGGCATTCGGCATAGGCAGCTCGGGTTTTGCACAGGCGGGTATAGAGCTCGTCGTCATTCGTGCTGCCGCTGCCATTAGCCAGCTTCGGCGGTTTACCACTGGCCTAAACTTACTGAAACAAAGCACAATCAAAGCTGCTATAGCAACGGAAAGACGGTCCTCAGCATTTCGTATGGCCGCCAGCTTTCAACAGTTTGCTTTCGCAGAGCGGTCAGTTCAGGAGCAGCGAGCAGCCGACAGAACAGAAATGGCAACTGCGCGATTTGTGAATGCCGGCCAAAAAGAGCAGGACATTATCCGCAGTCTGATGAATTTTCGACTGCAGAAGATTCGCGTGATGGCAGAGGAGTCTGACGCATACAAGAAACTGGATACCTTTGTACAGAAGGAGATGCTTGCTACGAGACAAAGTGCGATAGAGCAGCAGCAACTAGCTCTTGCACTTTCCGTTGTGGCTTCCGTGGCCGTTTCTTTCGCTGCTGTACTCAATGGCGTCACTGGGGAGCTCATTCGTGTTGCTTCAGAGACGGAAGCAGCCACTTTTGCGTTGGAGCACCTAGCAGCCGCTTCCGGTCTGGCTAATGAGGGTGCTAAGCGTGTCCAAAGATCTATTGAGGGGCAGTTGTTCACGGCCAAACAAGCAGCTGCAAGCATTGGAACGTTGGTCACAGCTAACCTAGACTATCGCCACGCAGCCTTCCTCGCTGCTTTGGCAAACGATGTGGCTGCTGCCCGTGGTCTGAAGGCTGTGCAAGTTTATGAACTACTCAACCGTGCTGTGTCTGTTGGTACAGTCACTATTCTTCGCTCCTTGAACATCTACAGAAAGACAGCTAGAGTGCTTGAGGACTACGCCAGGGCGGCAGGAATAGTTGGGAGGGAGCTTACCCAGCAGGAAAGAAGCCAAGCTGTTCTAGCCTTCTTGTACCAAGAGAGTGCAAAGTTCGCCGGCGCATTCAGTAAAGCACAAGAAACTGTTGCCTTCCAGACGCGATTGGTCACGAAGAATGTTGAAAGGCTAGAGAACGGCATAGGACGGCATCTCCTACCTATCTACATCAAGTCGCTGAAAACGATAAACAGGCTACTGGCTACGATAAACTCTCTCTCGACTGAAACGAAAAAGACGATAGCTGAAATGCTGATCGTGGCAACTGTGTTCGCCGTCGTAGCTGGCACGGTTGCAACACTCGTTCCTCTCGTTGCTCTTTTGGCAGCGTCGTTTAAGGTCTTGGGTGGCATTGCTGCTGTGAAGGGTGTGTTGGCAATCTCCGGCATAGCTGCTGGCCTGGCAGGATTATGGCTAAGGGTTAAAAACCAAGTAGAAGATGTAACAGAATCGATAGAAGAGTCAGCAGACGTTGTGGAGGGCTATACAGACTTTCTTGGCACAGCTTTGATGGAAGAACGCCAGCTATTAGAGATGGAAGTCGACATGATGAAGGTAGCCATCAGAGAGCTGGAAAGGGGTGTCAAGACACTCGAAGCCAACCGTGCGGATATGACGAAGGAGATGGAGAGCATTGCAGATGCCATGTTCGAGCTGGATGTCACCAAACTAGGATTGGATAAGGTTCTTCATCCACTAGAAGACACACTGTTCTTGTTCGAGGCGGCGACTAGACAGACGATCATTCCAATACAGCGCCAAGAAAGGGCTTTACAGCGTGTGATAGACCTTCTTAGGCAGGGAGCAGAGGAGGAGAAAAAGAACAGCAAGGACATCCTCAAGGCACTCCAAAAAGAAGTCGACGCCATGAAGGAGAAAGTTACTCTAGCCGCAGAGGTCCTAGAAGCAACGACTCACGAGATCTTTATGGAGGAACTGCGCAACAAGATCCTAAAGAAAAGCATTTCCGGTCGGCTGCTTGAACTGAGGGGAGAGGCAGCTGTCGAGAGGGATAACGTAGCTAGACTTAGGAAAGAGCTTGATGCTTTGAAGAAGAAGTTCAAGGACGAAAAAGATAGATTAGCCAGCCTTGAGAGCATAGCCGAAAAGATGCTAGAGGCAGCAGAAAAGCAATTACAGGGTGTGGAGAATAACCTGGCTGTCCACGAGGAGCTTCTGAAGATCCGCCAAGAGGATCTTGAACTGGCACAGTTGGCACAGGCGGAGCAACGGCTAGCCCAAAAACAGGCGAGAAGGGACAGGAGTGAGGAGAGGTTCTTCCTAGATAGACGCTTCACACTTCTACGGAGAGAAGAAACGATCCTCAAAAAGCAGCTTGATCGAAGAGAAAAGATGGTGGAAAATCTGGAAGCGCAGATCGAGCTGCTTCAAGAAGGGCTCGAACTACCCGAGCCAGATCTCGAGACGTTTGAGGGTCTACTTGACATATTAGATAAAGCGACTGGGAAGTTTGACACACTTGAAGAAACCGCCAAGGCCTTCTTCGATGGGCTTTCGGCGCTTGCTTCCGATCTTGGGCTCATCGATGAACTTCCAGAAGGAGCATTTCCAGGACTTAAACTGGGTCGGAGAATAGCAGAGAAGATACACAAAGGAATCATAAAGACACTGGAGGACTGGGCTGCAGACAAGTTTCCTGGTCAAATGGAGGCCCTGGTCCCCGTGATGGCAGGATCCCTCGCCTTTGTATTCGGTCCTGCATCTCCTTTCGTCGCTCGTATGGTAGTAGGAGCTTTTACATTAGGGCAGGCCATCGTAAAGAGCATCTACTTAGGAATCACTTCTGGATTTGACCACACAAGCGACTCCACATGGGACAAGATGATGCAGTCGATCGATAAGTTCTTTGGAGTAAAATCACCAGCAGCCAAGATGGTCCCTGTGGGAGAGAGCATCATGGACGGTATCATCATGGGGCTGGAAATCGGCTCTAAGCGGATGGCCGCGCGGATACCCACGATCTTTGCTCAGGCAAGACAGGTGATGGCTGACCAGGCTGCGTGGACAGCGAACATCGGAATAAACGAACTAGCTATGTCTGGGAGGGGCGGTCCTGCCCTTGTCAGCGGTGGCATTGGCATGGGCGCGGGAACGACATCGATTGTCAACAACAACTACTTTTCCACCCCAGGTCCTACTTTGAATTTGACTGCGCATTATGCCAACAGGCAATCGATCGCTGGTATCAGAGAAGATGTCGAGCTTATGATGGATCTATCGTGAGGTACCCATGCCTATAACGGTGAGAGATCCAATTTATCCGGAGACATTCAGAATCTACTCTGACTACGCAACAGAAGCCATCCTTGAATGGCCACTGCAGTTCGTTCATGTCAGGGGCATAGGCACACCACCGACGGATCACAGATATGTGAGCTCCCCAAATCAAGATGGGGCGACCTATATCGAGTCGGTATTGAATCCACGTGCTGTGCAAATTCTCCTAAAGATCAGGGATATGTGGGGTCCCATGATTGCCAATGCCCAACAGAGGCGTCAAGGTAGGCGTGGGGAGCTTTTCGATGTTCTTAATCCTGCCCTTGCCCCTTTCTCGTTTGAGATGGCACTGCACAATGGTGACATTTACACGCTGAAGAAGGTCATCTTAGACGCTGGCTTTGATGCCGATGGCGTAGGTGTTGGTCAGGGTCCCCGAGCGCAGCAAGTGGCGCTTAGATTTCGCGCACTCAATCCAACCTGGTGGGGAATTGCTAGGACATGGACGATAGACGCCCTGAATGATAACGATGTTGGCATCCCCATATGGGATTACCAAGAACCCGCGCAGAACTTTGGAACCTGGTTTGCTGACTGTACCATAGCTCTCACAGGGCCGATGACCACGCCAAGGGTCACCCTCGAGAGCTGGAATGCCGACGCTGCTGCCTTCTCCATCTTGGCTACGATAGAGCTAGCTGGCAATATAGTGGCAGGAGAAACTGTTACGATCACGACGGAGTTTGGAAACAGGCAGGCTGTGGATTCGAGTGGAGACAATGTAACTCTGTCTGATTCTACGACATTTGCTCTGTTTAGGCTGGCTTTTCCCCCAATCAGAAATCTCTACAATCCACCAGACGAGACGCACTACAACAACTACATCAGAATACTTTCTCCAGGAGGGTGCACCGCTGCCTCGACAATGACAGTCGCATACAACGATCGCTGGATAGGCGTATGACCACAGGAGGGTCTCATGGCATCACGAAAGGACTTGTATGATTTCCATTTCCTCTCTCCGGGAACAGATGTTACGATAAAGCTGGGGACAGAAGAGGCGCAGGGTTGGGGAGAGAAGTGGGCAGAGGCACTCGAACAGGCTACTCTGATTGAGCTTGTGCCACGGAAACATGCTCAGCATATGCCAAAGGTAGTTGTCCTCCTTCCAGGAGAGAAGAGATGGGTTTACTATCTAAAGACCCAGGGTGTAATCATGGGTGCCAAGGGATCCCGTGTGCGGCATGAGCTGGCTACCTATAACATCGGCTGGACCAGGGGAGATCACAGCGAAGTCATCACAGTTTACCCAGACGGGATGGTCATGATGCAGACTGGTATTACACTGGATAGGAGCCAAAGAGATGGCAGCGTCCGTTGAGATTCATTGCTTTTCGGGTAGCCCCCTCTCGGATGGAGGTGCCATTGCCGGTGGTGCAGATCTGTGCAGCGATGACAACTGCGTCTTCAGCGCCGCAAACAGGATAGCAAATCCTCTCATCTCGGGATCGTACTCTTTCGAGAAGTGGCTCCGCCTCAAAGTGACTGCTATGCCAGACACCTGGATCGGCTATCTAAAGATTTGGGGTGATGGCACCATTCAAACGAATACGACGTTAAGGTTCGGTCCCACTGCAGTCGCCGCTGACCCTGTGCTTACCCCTTCCGTAGTGGCCGTCAACGACTTTACCATTGCTGTCGTTGGATCCAAGCAGGTATGGGATCTGACTGTACGCACAGTGGCTGATCTGGGAATCAGTCCTTGGACTGACTATCTCGTCTTTCAACTCTTCGTTGCTGCGGCAGCAACCTCAGGAGATTGGACAGCTGAGACTGTCTTCTACGAGTATTTGGAGGCCTAGATGTCCAGGATTCTCAATACAGGGGTAGAGCCCGGTCACATTGGGGTCTTCAGCGTCAACGATGGCGGAGCAGTCACATCTACCGGAGCCGATGTACGCACAGGGGGCTACGCCCTAGACATCAATTGCGCCGGCAACAACCACTCTAACCATGAGTTTGAGGTCCCTGTTGCAGAGACGTACACCAGGTTTTACATCAAGTTCGATGACCGGACACAAGCAGCTTCCATACTCTCATTCGAGGATGACGTAGGAAACCCACAGATACGAGTGCTGGCAACAGGAGAAGTTGATCGATGGGATGGCGCTGCATGGGACAACTTGGGCGACTTTGGTGGTTTTGCTGCCGACGACACCTGGTACCGATTCGAGATTCGTCAAGCAATTACTACGTCGCAGATCTACCTTGACGGTGTGGTCGTTGTCAAGATCGACGGTGTAACTGTGCTCAACCTGTCCAACGTGAACAACAACGGTGGCAACTTCGGAACGGATTTTACCATGGCAGTAGCAGTCTTTGGCAATCAAGACGGTGCCACTTCTGCCAATCACATTTTCTACGACGACTTGGGAATCAACGATGTGTTCAACGGTGTGAATGATGCCTGGCTTGGCATCGGTGCTGTGTATGGACTCAGGCCAGATGATGTAGGCAACTACTCACAGTTCACCCCATTTCCCAATTCGGGAGAGGACAACTACGAGGATGTTGACGAGGTCCCACCTGATGACGACACTTCCTACGTCTTCTCGACAGGATATGGACAGATTGACACCTATGAGTTTGAGGATCTAGCTGACCTGGGCATCTCTGCCTTGTCTTTGATAGCTGCTGTCACCTGGCAGATTCGAGCCAAGGTTCCCATCGCTGGATCAGCCAATATCTCAGCCATGTACAGATATGGAAATACTTTCGACTATCAAGGTTCAGCGATGGAGGTCTCTAGTACAGACTACGTATACCTGTCGCACATCGAGGACGAGGACCCTGTCATCGGTGGCACCTGGCTTGCCGACTCGATTGACAACTCCCAATTTGGGATAAAGCAGCCTGTGTAGGAGGATCGATGGCAAGGAAATACCAGCAAGGATTTGAGGCTAGGGGACTTGATCTCCTTTCCCGCAGTGCAGGAACAGGCACTATAGCAATCACAAATGCCGCAGCGTATCTTGGAATAGGCTACGGGCTTCAGCTTGTTGGTGCAAGTTCTTCTGGTGAAGCTTTGGCAGAAATTACCATTCCAGCACATGCCTGGTCTGACGAAGTGTACATTAGACAGATGATCGATATGAATTCTAACCACTTGGGGGATCTGTTACAAATACGAGCTGAAAGTGCTAACAATATCGTTTCAATGGACCTAGAATCTGGGGATATAGATATCATTGGCGGTTTGGAGGGAAATATAGGGGCCACCTCGCCAGGCTTCAAAAGGTGGGAGTTCTATATCAAATGCGCTAATTCTGGTGGAGTAGTAACGATTAGAATAGACGATGTGGAAGTCTTCACTTACAGTGGAGATACTCAACCGGCAGCGACGACAGACGTAGTCGAATTAGCTTGGCGAGCGGTCAGCTCAAGCAGTCGCATTTACATTGATGATATTGCATACAACGACACCGTAGACGATGGCCGAGGTAACGACATCTGGCCAGGCGCAGGAAAGATATATGGTTTTCGAGCAAACATTCAAGGTCCTTTCCGGGCATGGGATAAGTTTCCTGACACAGGTGAGGAGAATTGGGAAGACGTTGATGATGGCGTTCCCGATGACGACTCGACCTATGTTCAGTCAGGAACTTTGGGACAGCGAGATGCTCATGGCACAGAGAATATCCCTGCTGGTTCTTTCAACATCAGACCCGGCTGTGTCCAGTGGTCAGTAGATGCTAAGCTCGTAGGAGGCGGTTCTGGAGAAATCTCCTCGTACATGGTAAAGGACGGAGTACCTTTGGAGGGAAATTCTAGGGCTCCTGGGGCCTTCTACGGGTACATTTACGATATGCTGCTGACAGATCCCGATGGAAACGAATGGCTCAGAGACGATTTCGACAACACACAGTTTGGCTATAAGGCGACCTAAGTGGCCGATCCGAGGATCACTCAGCTTGTCATCGAGGTAGAACTTGAGGCTCCTCGCAGGATAACTCAGCTTGTCATCGAGGTAGAACTTGAGGCTCCTCGCAAGATAACTCAGCAGGTCATTGAAGTTGAGCTTATTCCTGGTCCTCAGGCTACTCAGGTCATGATCGAGGTGGACATCTCTTCTGAGTCCATCTACGGTTTGGGTATAGCAACTCAAGCGATGCTCGAAGTTGACTTGACGAATGCTGCAACGAGGCATTCACAAGTCATGCTTGAGGTTGATGTCTCTGACATGTTGGCGTGGCTCTATGCCGATAGCTTCTACCTGGCTGCTACCAAGGTTGCTCCTGCAACTACGCAAGATCATCTATTCCTCCGAGCCAGAATTCAGGCCCCCTTCACACAGCAACTCGATTTCTCCCTTCGTGCGCAGATAGAGGCTGTCAAAGAATTCGACCTGATGGCCAAGATCCGCCTACCGACTCCCCTGGTAACCGTCTACTACGACGACTTCGACGGGCCTTATGAGATTCGCCTCTTGGATCATGATGGCAATCTACTGCATGTCATTGATCAGTATACGGAGGTAGAGTTCGTTCGAGCTGTCAACGGGCAGTGGCACAGTGGGTATGGCTGGTTCAGATTGACTGGGGCAGCTTCTCTCCTGCCTGTAGATGATTTCACGCTAGATAGGATCATCCAGGTCCGCAGATTATCTAGCACAGGCCCTGTGGTAGTCTTCGAGGGGTTCCACAGATTCACAAAGGTATGGAATCCACCAGGTAAGGGAGTTCAGATGTTCATGTCCTCTGGACCAGATCTAAAGCATCTGGCCAAGAGGAGAATCGTCATTCCATTCCCAGCGGATAGAGCATTCTTTTCAATCTCAGGTCCATTCACAGATACCATGCGGCATCTTATCTCGTTGAACGCAACCTCATTTGCCGGTGTCGACCGAGCGATGGCCAGGCTACGAGTTCAGTCCTTCGACCATCTTGGCGTTCCTCTGAATCTCCATTTTCGGTACACGCCTGTGCATGAGGAGCTCGAAAACTTGGCACAAGTAGGAGAGGGGGCGGATTGGGACATAAATCAAAACGGGGCTTACATCGACTTCGACGTTTTCTATCCCTTCAAGGGCAAAGACAGACGAAGGAATGGAGTACAGGGTTGGCCAGAGATGGTATGGTCGATCGACCGCGCTACTCTCGTCGAGCCAGCATACGAGGAAGACCGCGTCGACGAAATAACAGTGACCTATGTGGGCGGAGAGGGGATAGGAGCTGATCGAGAGATACTTGTGCGCACAAACATCGCCAGCAGAGATGAGGACTCTCCTTGGAACAGGATAGAAACCTTCATCGAAGCATCCAAAGAGACATCTCTAGCATCACTTGCAGCTCTTGGTGACGCCTATAACGTGGAGCATGGACTTGTTCGCCTATTTGAGCTGCGATCGGCACCGAAAGAGGTCCTGAGCTACGGGAGTAAGTGGAACTTGGGTGACATCTGCACAGGTGAGTACACTCACGGTGGTGTATTCGACATGAGGATCGTGGCTGTTCGAGAGAAGCTGAACCGAGAAACTGGAATCACAGTGGAACCTGTGTTCTTCATCTATCCTAGACTGGAAGACTACTAATGCCTCCACGCAGGAAGAGAGATGCGCTCATCAGCAGGGAGATCGTTAGAGAACGACATCGTAGGCACTCACGCGAACCCTATGAATCCCCCTCGATAAACATGACCAATGCCACTGGTGCAGACGTGGTGACTGGTGATGTTGTCGTTGTAGATCCTACTTCCGATCGCTCTGTCATCTTTGCTACCAAGGCAGGAGATGCTAATCCCCTGGTCATTCAGATTGGAGGGGCAGACGGAGAAGTCATCAAGTGCTACCACCCAGGTGCTGGAGTAGAGCTCATCACCTGTGATGGCCCCGCTGTGGTCACAGGGAATCTGATTGTGACCTCTGCTACGAACAAGCTAGGGAAGCCCCTGGTAGGAGGGGAGGAGCCGGAATCAATCCTCGGTGTAGCTATGGAGGCAGGCACAGGAACCCTAGCCGTCATGATCTTGGGGATTCCTGCTGCTGGCAGTGGTGCTCTTATACCTCCTGTTGTCGGGACGACTCATCACATCCTGAGTGCCACGCATACGGACTCTGCGGCTTCCGCTGTCACGCAGGGCAGCGTCATGGTTGGGAACGCTACCCCTGCATGGGGAGAGGTCCTAGTCGGTGTAGTCGATACCTACTTCGGGTCTGATGGCACAGACGCTGATTGGGCACAGGTGCAGCATGCCCAGCTCGGCGGTGTGGGCGCTGCAGACCATCAGCCCGTCGTGACCATCGATGCTGACTTGGCAGCTAACCTACTTGGTATCGTTGGTCAAGCCCTCTCCTTAGATACACAGGCCGATAACTTGGTCTTTGCTGGCCCTGATGGCGGCGGGCCACTGGCACCTACATTCAGGGCTCTTGTTGCTGCAGACCTGCCCGTAATAGGGTCCCACTGGACTAGAGACGTAGCAAACGGAGAACTCTACCCGACTACCCTAACCGACCAAGTGGGCATAGGCATTGCTGACCCCGCTGATCCCCTCCATATCGCTGGTCTAAATGATGGCGCTGACCTGATTTTGCTTGCGCTTCAAAACACCGGGACTACTGTAGGCACACAAGCAGGTATGCGCTTTGCCTCTGGCATTCTTGTAGATGCTTCTCTTGCTAAGATATTTGGAGAGCTTACTAGCATCGCTGGGGCCGCGTCTGGAGCTATTAGATTTCAGACACGGAATAACGGTGTTCTAGCCAATCGGTTAATGATAGACAGTGTAGGGCTGATAGGGAGTGGTATTGACATTCCTCTGACTAACTATCATCTATATGAGAACAATGCTGACATAGTTCCGGCTATACGCATAGAACAAGATGGCGTCGGCGATGCAGCCATTCGCTATTTGCTCACAGGAGGGCAAAGCTGGTCAACAGGCATCGACAACGATGTCTCTAATGCTTTTGTTATAGCTGCTGGGGCAAACCTTGCTGCTAACCCTGTAGTGTATATCACTACAGCAGGCTCGGTCGGCTTTGGAACGTATCCTAGCGCCTACTTCCATGTAAAGGGCGCAACAAGTGTTCGCCAGCTCCTTGAAGCCACTTCGGGAACTAACATAGACTTTGCTGTAACGGGAGCCGCATCGGGCTTGCGTAATTGGAGGTTAAATACCCAATCGGGCTTGCTCAAGTTTTCGTCAATGGGTGACGGTTTTATTGCCGGTATTTACGATCCAGTCCTTGCACTCTTAACCGATGGACGTGTTGGCATTAACCTATCAACAATTCCTAAAGGAGGCATCGGGGCAGCGAGGTTTGCCATTGAGGGTAGAGATAGCCATGTAGATGGACCACACTTACAGTTCACTACATCACCTAATAGTTATCCTCTTATGCAGATACTAAACTACGCACATGATTCCGTTCATATAGGTTTTGACGCTTACTGGGACGGGGCCTGGAAAAGTAGTGATATCGGATCAAACTTTGTGGTTCAGAAATCTGGCGATCTATTTCACGTCAAGTACGATAGTGGCATAGCTCAAGGTGCAGAAGTAGCTTTCAATGAAGGCATTATTCTAGATACAGCAGGTAAAGTAGGCATCGGTAGGGCACCAGTCAACCTGTTAGATGTCTATGCCGCAACTGGAACTATTCAGCTCACCGCTACAGATGTAAACTCGAATCCGGCCATCGAAATTGCTAATGACGCAGTAGAGTGGAAGCTTCAGGTTCGGGGCATAGACGGTGATAAGTTTAGAATTAGTGAAGGCGCCGATACATGGGTGGTAGTTCAGCCCACCAACGGGTGGATTGGTATGAACGTTAACGCTCCTCTGGCCCATCTTCACATTGACCAATCTAACAGTTCCGCTGCCATTCCAGTGCTGGCTCTTGACCAGGCAGACATCTCTGAGGGCGCGATCAATTTTATCGCCTCAGCTCGCGGCGTTATCACTGGCGCGACGAACTCGACACAGAGTGTGCGTGTAGAGCTCAACGGCGTTGTCTATCGTTTGGCTCTCTACGCGAACGCATAAGGGAGGACACTTGACAGACATCACGATCACGATACCGGATGCAAAGCTCGCGTTGCTACTGGACGCGATTGCCAATCAGTATGGCTGGGACCCGGCAGGAGAACTGACCAAGGCCCAGTTCGCGAAGCAGGTGACATTCGGCTGGTGGAAGGGCATCGTCAGAACGGACCTGGCGAACACGCAGCACGACGCGGGGGCCGTAATCGTCGACGCAGAGATGGGCACCTGGTAAAGTATCAAGGAGACTAACATGGCCACCTGGCCATAAAAAGCTCGAGATTTCTCGAGAAAATCTTAAAGTTACCCATGAAATGCTGGCTAAGCAAGGAGGTTTAAGCATCTAGCCAATCGAACTAAGCTCTATGAATATAGGATTCCACACAGAAACCTCAGGAGGGCTAACATGCAGGCACGAAAGATTGAGTTCGCGGACTACGATGTTACACTCGAGTCAACTCGAGTTCACCAAGTCTCGGGGCAGTTTGAGAAATTCACCGCTCGTCGAACCGTAGAAGGATGTCTGTGGCTAAAGCAGCACCTCTATGCAAATGCCGCTGGTCATTCACCTACAGAGCTGATGGCTGCGTCTGAGCTCGTTAAAAAGTTCTACGCTGCAAGTGCAGCAGGGGACACCAGCCTGCTACTGGAGACGGTCGAGTGGGACATGCTGAAGCGGATCATTGGCAAACTGAAAGGCTTTGGCGAGGTGGACTTGGTGATGATCGGCAGGATTTTGAATGCACCAGAGGTGGAGATGGAAGAGAAACCGAAATAGAGGTATCAATGACGGATGGACAAAAGGCAAACAACGGTCGGGTGACCGTTGCTGTCCTCGGTAGTCAGCTCAAAGAAATAGACAGGAAGCTAGATTCCATAGTAGCCGATCATGACATTCTGATTCGCATGCAAGTGCAGGTTGAGCATAACCAAAAAGACATTGATAGGCTTGGAAGGAAGACAAGAGACCTAGACAAGGTTAGGAGGAGAGAGGCAACCATAGAGATGCTTGCCGCTGCGCTGATTGGAATCGGTGCATGGTTAAGGCCGTGAGGGTCTCTAGGTATACTTTCTAAGCTCTGCAAACAAGGTTTCTTTCAGTATTTCGTCGGTCATTCTCTGCTTCTTTGCAAGCAAGCGCTCAACAGACTCATCGACTGTTCCCTGGCAGATGAGACTGATGATGTGCACTGTCTCTGTTTGTCCTATTCGATGCATCCTGTCCTCTGCTTGGGCCTGGTCTATCGGATTCCATTCCTTTTCGACGAATATGCCTACGGAGGCTCCCTGGAGATTGAGTCCAAGGCCTCCGCTTTTGATCGTGCACACGAGGACCTGTGTGTCGCTTGTATTGATGGCCTGCTTGGCTAGCTGTCTATCCTCTGCAGACACACCTCCCATGATACGAACACTCTTGATTCCAGCAACGTCTAGGCGACGAAGCACGGCCATGACTGTTTTGCGGAAGACGGTGAAAACGATCACCTTCTTGCCCGCGTTCTGAATGAGCTCGACAGCAGCATCAAGTTTTCCAGAGTGGTCAGGGAGATCGAAGTTTGCTGTGGTGCTAAGGATTTGCCGCAGCCTCATTAGCACAGCCATCTGATTCACCGCTGTCAGGAGTTCTCCGCTCGTCATGAGGATGGCTGCTTCCTTAGCCATGCGATCGTAAGTCCTCTTCTGTGTCTTGGTCATCTGCACAGGGACAGTTTGGTGGATCTTTGCAGGTAGCTCTGGCAGCACATCCTTCTTCTTTCGTTGAACCATCCTCGTCGACAGTTCTCTTCTGAGCAGCTCCGGATTCCGAACCCCAAAGATTTTTCTGGCTCCGAAATAGTCTTGATAGTAGCCCACGTACATCTCGAAGAATCGCCAGAAGGACGTATACCTCATTGGATTGAGTAGATGCAGGAGAGCCCATACCTCGGAGACATCGTTTCCGGTTGGTGTCCCAGTCAGGAGGGCCATGCGCTTGGATTTCATTGCTTTGGCAGCAGAAAATGTTTGCGACTTCCTGTTCTTGAGCTTGTGTGCTTCATCGAAGATGACCCAATCCCAGTAGCCCATGGATTGGAAGGCCGTGTCCGATCGGAAGTTGTGGTAGTTGAGAATCAACCAGCCTCCCGCATAGGACTCGAGCTGCTCTACTCGATTCTTCCACTCAATCACAGTGATGGGCTGATCACACTGTGTCCATTTCAAGATCTCTTCCTGCCACTGATACTTGACAGAGTTTGGGCAGACGACCATCATGCTGCGGTGAAACCTTGTTGTCTCCACGGCTACGATAGTCTGGGCGGTCTTACCTAGCCCCATCTCGTCGCACATGAGAGTGCGACAGCCATGCACCATGAAGTCGACTCCGATCCTCTGGTACTTCCTGAGGATGGACGCCTTCTCGTGTGCGAGCTCCACATCTTCCTGTAGAAGGAGGGCAGCAGACTCCTTCTCCATACCAATCTCAAAGTCATACCAAAGCTGTACGGATTCAGACAGGGGCAGGGGTGCGGCCTTGAGCATCAGCTCTAACATCCGTGTTTCACGGGGAAAGAAGGCTACACTTGACTTGTTGTTGTACGCCACCCCTGTGATGTCTTCAAGCGCTTTGAACGTGGGAAGGCCACCAGAGCGGATGACCAGCTTGGCTGTGCGCCGTCCAAGACGAGGAAGAAGGTCTATCATGATTCTCCAATCGATCTGAGATACGCCAGCGTGTGTCGCAGAGCATCTCTTATGTGCTCCTCTCGGCATTCTTTTAGGATCTCTGCTGGAAGATGGGCGCTCTTACCAACCGATGCCAACTGCTCCACGAGTCGTATGCCCATCTCTTCTGCTAGATACTGAATGACACCAAGAACACGCACGACGACGAGGGTGCTATGGTTGAGCATCTTCGCTCGTCCAGCATACAGGACAAACTTCTCGGCGACGATGACATCAGGAGTGTGCTCCTCTATGCGAGATCTAAGTCCTCTCCACCTTGATAGAATTCCCGTCTCTATCAGGGCTGGCATTCTCTCCTGACTCATCTGACTAGAGTCGCATATGGCATACCCAGTTGTTTCCCCCGGATCGATGGATAGGACGATCATCCCACATTTTCCCGTGTCCGATGTTCATTTCCATTCTCCTCATAGATGAACTTGGCTACGCACTCCTTCAAGCTGGCAACCTCTTTCTCGCATGCGTCTCGATCCTTTGTCATCTTAGCGAGATCGGCTTCGAGTTTGCATAGGGTGGCCTCGAAGCGCCAGAGATGCTCGTTGTCTTTCGCTCGGGCATAGCGACAATCACCATGAATCAACAGATATCTGACATCAGATCGAATACACAGCCGTTCCACCTTTGTCAGTATCGGAAGATTCTGAAGTTCAAGTAGTTGTAATTCGCTCACGTTTCTCCTCCTTGTGTCATTTTCAATTCTTTCAAGGATCCCCATCGCTTTCCGATCTGTGCATCTGTGGGGAATGGGATTTGGTCACCGAACAGCTCAGCAGCACTCTTAGACATGATGCTCATCTGATTCCTGGCGGCGTGCTCTACCTGGTCAGCCGGCGCGGAGACAACGATCGAATCGTGAACAGTGATTCTCACATCAAAGCCGCGCTTGTGTAGGTTGATGAACGCATACAGTGTTGCATCACTCGCTGTGCTCTGGGGTAGCATGTTGATTGCTTCTCGGTAGATGCGACCCATTTGCCACTCATTCTTGGCCAGAGCAACTTCAGGAAATCTACGCACACGGCCTAGTGGGGTCTCCACATACCTGTGTGTCTTGACGAAACCTCTTGTCTCTGCATTAAAGCGCACTACGCCTGGCATGCGCTTGAAGAACGTGCTTGCCACCCGAAGGGCTGTGTTGTAGTCGATGTCCAGTGTGCCATCTGACATGATGCCCTTAACCGATCGTCCGTAAGCAAGGCCGAAGTTGATTCCTTTCGCATCCGTTCTATTAGCCTTTGTCCAGTCGGGACCCCAGATCATCTCTGCCATTTCAGCGTGGAAATCCTTGCCCTCCTTGTAGCACTGCAGTAGATACGGGTCTTGTGACAAGACTGCAATCATTCGGTACTCGAGCTGACTGAAGTCACAATCGCACCAAACGTCGCCAGGCTCGGCAATGAACAGATCGCGAATGTCCTTCTTCGCAGAGGGCACACGACTGGGCTGATTCTGCAAATTAGGTTTGCTGGAGGACAGCCGCCCTGTGACTGTGCCACTTAGGCTAAAGGAGGAATGGACGTAGCCATCTGGGGAGATGTTCTTAATCAAGCCGTTGATGTATCTGGTCAAGAGCGTGTCCACCTCCCGATAGTCAAGCAGCGTTTCTACGAATGGGTGTCTGGGAAAGGGATACCTAAGCAACACGGTTTTAGCCGCTGTCGACCGTCCATTGAGCTTCGGAAGGTTTAGCTCATCAAACATGATCTCGGCTACTTGCTGTGGGGATCGGGCATTGAAGTCTCTCCCTGCTATGCAAATGAGCTCCATCTCCTTGGCTTTTCGCACCTCCTCGTATCTCTCCTTCAGTGGCTCAAGCGCTTCCTGATCGACCTTTACACCCCTAACCTCTGCCTGCGAAAGGGCACGGCTTCCAGGCATGAGCAGAGTATCAAATACCCACTTCTTTTTGCTGTCCTTGAGAAGCAACTTGCCTGTGTAAATGGTTAATCTTCTCTGCCAGTAGCCATCGTGGGCTGCATACTTGTACAGCAGGTCGAGCGGAAGATCGCCGTAGTCCTTGATCTCTCTTCTCTTTAGCATGCTACGAACAGGGGCCTCCCAGTCGGGAGCACTCCACAGTCTACGGCAAATGTTCTTGAGTCCTTGATTTCCCTGTCTCTCATCAAATAGGTAGTGAGCCAACATGGAGTCGTATGCGAAATCTACGTAGCAGCCGATCTGCTTTATCAAAAAGTTTCGATCGAACTTGGCATTGTGACCGCTCCACCTGGCTGTGCAATGCTCCAGGGCATTTGCGAACCAGGGTGAGTACATCACTCTCTTTTCGATGATGTAAACATGCCAGTCTGTGGCTACTACGGCGCACAGCAGACGATCGCGAGTCATATCTAACCCTGTGGTTTCCAAGTCAAGCACAGCGAAGACGCTTCTTTCTGCTTCAGCAAGCACCATTGGATAGTCTGCCGTAACTGTGTACTCTACCTCTTTACTTTCTAGGCTTACCTTGTACTTCCCAAACAGTATTCGTGACACACGTATGAAGTCGCTTTCGAAGTCAGTTAGCCAGTTGTTGTTTCTTAGGACAGCAGCAGGATGCACTGTTGGTACGACAATGGTTGAGAACTCCTTCGTGATCTGTACCTTGTTTACGGAACCACGCCTAGCCGTTATCCCCTCACCCTTCCCAAGCAAGATGTCAGTTGGAATGTTGCCGAGAGTCATGATGATGCGTGGTCTGAGTTCTGCTATTGTATGTCTAAGCCTATCCTCACAACAGAGGGATGCTGCTCGCTTCTCTTTTGCGTCCTTGCTTGCACACAGGGCTGAGTTTGTGAGCCAGAAGGAGGATCCAAGATTGATGCTTCGCATCGTCTTGTACAGAAGAGCTCCACTTGGTCCGATGAATACTTGCTTCTTTCTAACCTCCTCACGCCCAGGACCCTCACCGATGATGAGGACGTTGACACGCCCCGTCGTCTCATCGATTACGCCGCGACCCACCATACCGGGGGTATCTCGAAGTGGACAGTCGTGACAGTTGTGCGCTGCAGGAAACTTGCTCTCGTGGTGGTCGTCTTTCATATCACTCTATCCATGATCTTTTGTACCTTTCCATTAAGTCTATCCGGAACATTGAGCCCGGCGTCAACACAGGCAGTTAGCCTCAGTCCAAAGCATCTCGTCGTCGCTCCTGATGAGCTCGTCATTGGCGTCTCGGGAATCACATATCCATCAACAGGATCACAGCGTTCCTGGAGCTGTGCTCTCAAAGCTACCATGGCAACAGAAGATTTTCCACGGTATCGCTGGGTCTTCTCCCACCAATGTACGGCTGTTGTCAGATGAACCCAGAGGATGTTAAGCCTAATGTCGTATAGGTACACGAACGGGGAGGCCCGTTGGATCACTTCCTTCGCTAACTCGCCAACGATGGCCTCAGTAAAGTCATCTACATACGTTCTGGATATGCCCCGAGACAACTGCAGTAGAGAGTTGCTGAGGTTGGCCTTGATCATGCTCTCGTCCCACTCAACCCCCTTCGTCCCCCACTTGGTCATGTGCTCATTATAGAGATCCAATCCAATCTGCACTATGACGCAGCTGTTTTTAACGCGGTCAGGGAGCGATTTAGGCAGTAGCTTTTCTATCCGTTTGGCAGCGTCTGCGTACCTTTTCAGTAGGCTAGCACCAGTTTCTTTTAGGGTTCTCTGTATGTATCGGGCAGCAAATGTCTGCAGGGGGAACTCACGAAGCCGCTTGAATGCACTGTTATGCTCAGTTCCTGGACGGATGTCCTCTGGATGCAGATTGATAGTAATACATCGCTGCTTCAGTGCTGGATCGGAGAAAGAATCCTCTCCATCCACTATCACAGGGGCAAGGAGGAGCAATGTTTCTGTCCTGAGGTCTGCTCTACCCCTCGAATCCATCCCTGAGTTGTAGGCTCGTCTAAGGAGAGACTGAAAGTCGCTTCTTTCGCTGGCTCCAGACTCACGAAACTCACCAAAGATGATCGGCACACCGTTCGTTGATGCCATGATCGCACGAAGAACAAAGTTCGTGGTCGTTGCTGTCTGAGTGGTAGGCCTGTGTACACCCATGAGCGGCATGAAAATATCTTGCAGAGCTGCAGTCTTTCCACTGCCCATAGTGCCAAAGATGTTTAGGTGGGGAAAACGAATTTGTACGTCGTTGAATAGCTGCTTCAACGGCGCAGCAAAAAACCACCCAATGATGGGGATGGAATTCTCTGGCACGTTAATGCGTGGGAGAAGCCTACTGATCGTTTTACACAGCGCTCTGTAGTCCTCATCCTCTGGGAAGGAATACTGTGTGTTCGGGGCAATGTCTATGATACGTGCATGATGTCCACTCCATGATCGGGATCGATATAGGTACTCCGCGTCATCCGCATTGTACACCGTGGTGCTGGACATGACGATGTCCTTAGCTACCCATATGTTGCTGTGCCTGCCAATGACTTGCGTTAGCTTCGCCTCCGGAAGGCCAGCTTCCTCTAGCCGGCTAAGAAGGTATACAAGCAGCTGCTTAGTCTGGTAGTCATTTCCCATCCATTGCCAGAACATAGACGGGAGGTTTCTGTGCAAACTTGATTGGGAGGAGAAGGCGCTTCTGGGAAACAAGACATCGTTCCACACTTTTCCTGCGGCTGACACGATGCATATAAGCTGATCCTCCCTGATTCCCTCGGCGTCGTGGAGAAGCTTCTTTGGGTGTATAGTGAATGTGGATACCTGGGTAAGGCCCCTTGCTCCTTTATAGAAGAGGCAGTCCTGCAGCTCTATGAACTTTTCTACTGCATCGCCATAGGAGCTTTCAGTTTTCTGGAGGTCGTGCTTTAAGAGACGATAGTCATTTTCTCTCCATCGCTCACCCACTGGCTTCTGGTCTGCGATGGTGTAAATGGTTTCTTCCGACACTCCCGCAGCCGTAAGCTCACGAATCACATGCCAGTCACGCTCGCTCCGAGACGGAAATCCCTTTGTCGACCCTGTGGCAATCACGTTTATCGTGATTTCGCCAAGGTTGGTGAGTTTCAAGAGGTCGCCGGCGTCGTATCTGGTACCTGGGTTGGATACCATCACAACGACTAAAGCAGGCTCGTTGGGATCTTTCCAGTTCGTCGTTCCCGGTATGCGCAGAATCTGCAGAGCGTTGTGAGTAGGATCCGACCCAACGATCCGCATTATTCCACGGCATATCTCTTGGGCTTCTGCTCCTGTTACCTCTCCTTCCAGCAACCAATAGACATGGAAGCCATGCCCGGAGTTGATGATGAACGATGGATTTAGGGGGAACGTTGCTATAGCTCGCGCAGCTTTGTCCGGATTGTCTTTGAAGTCTTTCAGATCCACGTCAGCCCAAGCAACACATGTTCTGCTAATGGTGTCGTAGTCCCCCCTTACTCGAGGAGAGACACCGAAGTACAAGTCAGACTCAGGGTTGCTATTCGCGTAGGCAATGACCTCGTCTACTGTATCGAAGAGCGACCTCTCATGGGGCTCCTTTCTCCATACGTAGACCTGTTCATCCGGACGCAGAGTGCGGAAGATAGCTTCCAACAACATACTGCCTCCTGATGCAGGAGCAGGCGTCCCTTAACTACAGACGCCTGCTCCGGTGTGCCGCTGTGAGAGCTACGGTCTAGTTGGTCTGCATTCCTCCAAAGATCTCATCTACGTCTTTCGGGTTGCTGTCTGGACTTGTCTGTGATTCAGGAAGTGGTTGGCCTGACGGCCCGGTTGCCTGCTCCACTGTGATGAGTGCGTCACAGGATGTTGCCATCTCACCGTTGTCCCTCTCGTATGGGACCATGACTACGGCTACTTGCATACCGATGAAGTCTTGGTCATCGAACTCCAGCTCTGCATCCAGCTCTTCCTCATCGTAGATTCCCGTAGCCAGCATGAATCCGTGGAGGTTAAACAAGGCAGTTGGAAGAAGACTTGAATAGGAGAAGGCTTTCCTGCCCTCAAACCCCTCATGAGTAATGTCAAACGTGATCTTGAGCATCGGGTTGCCCTTCTTGGACTGAAGCTGCTCCACCTTCTCGACAGTCGCTGCATACGAACCGATCGGCAAGGTTTCGAATCCGCTCTTCACGCCGCGCATATCGACCGAGATCTTAGCCACTTTCTTTCTCCTCTTTCTTTCTTTGATCTTCTACGTACATAGCGTCCCACAGTTTCTGCATCGTTGGATCTGTAACCACAGCCCCCAGTCTCCCTTTTGGTGATCTATCCTTGGCTCTGATGCGACCAAAGGGTTGTACTTGCATTCTCCTCTCATCTTTTTTGACCACTCCACCAGTTCCTGGCGTGATTCGTGCAGTCAGGTGACCCAGGAGATGGAAGAACCTGGGTATGCGCCTGGTCAGCTGACCTACAATATCCGGCTCTGTGTGGAGAGTTCTAGCCATCTCGTCCACTGTGAACGACTCGCTGGCAGTCGCAAGGAAATGTACTTGAGCGTGTTTTCGTAACCTCCTAAAGAATTTAAGCATCTTGATCGATACATCACCGTAGTCTTGGATCTGTGGAAGCGAGTGCGGCTTAGTTGCTTCTGCTAGGGTGATCTCCATCAGCACTGCGTGGAACTCCGTCAGGCTGTCTAGGACAACCGTCTTGAACGGCGTCTTTTCTGAGAAGATTCCAGCTTCCATCGCCTCTACATCTCTCTCATCCTCCATTGACCACACCTGAATCTTGTCCCAGTGAGCCTTGAACTCTTTCTTGACAGAGCTGATGCCTCCTTCCACATCCATGTACAGAATAGGACACATTTCGGGGACGAGGAGAGCAGATGCACAGAGTGTGGTCTTCCCTGTCCCAACTGGTCCATAGAACAGGCACCGCATCTTACCAGATTCTAGGTCTTTGAGAGTCAATCTAGGCATCTGAAAGCTCCTCCATCGCTTTGATGTCTATGCTACCACGCTCGACGAACTTGGCACTCACAATGCTGCGCCAATCTAGGCCGTTTCGTACCCAAGTGCAAAGCAACTTGAAGTCGCACCACGTGCAGTCGCGCGCCTGCGCTGGGTAAATGACAGGGTTGCTGCACATCTCCATGCCTACAGTGCGGATGGTGTCATCAAACCAGTCGATCATAGCCGGTGTGGGTACGATCTTCTTGCGCTTGTTGTACCGATTCGGGTCGATCCCGAGGATGAACTGCTCGTAGTCAGCCGGGTTCAACCCGTTGTCAGCGATCGCCTGCCGGTACATCTCGATCGATGTGGCCTGCCGCTTGTCCTTTGACAGCTTCCTGGACTTGAGTACCTTGGGCGGCTTCACTTCAGTCTTGAGCAGGAGATTGAAGATCACACCCTTGATGTCAAGCTGACTGAGCACAGGGTCACGTTGAGCAGCCCACATGTACCCGGAAGCCTGGAGAGAGAAGAAGAGCTCGTAGAAGTCTGGCTCCCTGGTCAGTGTCTTATGTTCCAGAATCCAGCAGGTTCCATCGGGCATCTGTACGATGGCGTCGATGAACCCGATGAAGAGCCAGTAGGTGTAGTCAACAGCTAACTCATACTCTACATCGATCACCT